TGCCGCAAGAAGATGTACGATGCGATTTGGCTGGAGATAGACCGAGACCCTCAGAGACCAGCGGTAGCAAGGGTGGATATCGAGACACCATCGGGTGACATCTGCATTTGGTGCGACCCATCGGGGAACATGGCGACCGTGACCCACAAGCGAGGGAACAATGACAGCGAGCGACTGGAGGAAGCCATCGAGGGCTGCGTCGATTTCCAAGACGTGATGGACGATTACTTGACCAAGGTGCCCGAGGCGGCAATCAGCCAAGACCCCATGGACGCATACGACACCAGCAGGCTAGACAGCCTAATGGCAGCCTTCGAGACGTATTGAAACCACATATAAAATTGTTATTAATGGTTATTTAGTTATCATGTTTTAAGGTGAAAAGAGAGACCCACAGCGGTGGGCAAGGGTGCACGCAGCGACAATGCGACAAGTTACTTCGGTAAGGATTGTTTCATAAGCGCAGTATTATAGTTACAAGTATAAGCGGAAACAAGCAGCGTGCACCCACAACGGAAGGGCATCCCTCGGCGACTGGCAAGGGGGGGGTAAATTTTGGCAGTCGACTGGGGTTCGAATCCCCAGCCTTCCACAAGAGATTTATTAAAATGAAATATTGAACTTAGAACAAAAGAAATTATGGAGAACGAAATTATCCAAGTAAGCGGTAGCGAGATGCTGGAGGCATTGAACCGCAGCGAGATTGACATGCAGATTGCGACAGCTCACAAGCTGCCAAGAGACATCGGCAAGTGCAAGCAGAACATGATAGAGCTTGCAGCTATGGACGATAGCGTGGCCTACAATTGCTTCTATCACCTGGAGCGAACCGACAAGAACGGGCAAAAGGCAGTGATTGAAGGTCCGAGTGTCCGCTTCACGGAGATTATTTCCGCATGTTGGGGCAACCTTAGAATAGCAGGGCGCATCGTAGCCAACGACGGCAAGACCATAACAGCGCAAGGCATCTGCCACGACCTAGAGAGCAACGTTGCCTACCAGACGGAGGTCAAGCGAAGCATTCTGACATCGAAGGGCTACACCTACTCGCAGGACATGCAGGTGGTTGTTGGTAATGCAGCCGTGGCAATCGCACAGCGCAATGCCATCAACAAGGTTGTCCCACAAGTCTTGATAAAGAGCGTCGTGGATGAGGTCAAGAGAAAGGCGGCAGACCACATCGCCAAGGTGGGCGTCGGGGAAAGCTGGAAGCAATGGGTGGCCTACATGCAGCAGCAATACCACGTGACCGAGGCGATGATGCTAGACTACCTAGGCAAGCAACGTGAGCAACTGACCGTGGAGGACATTCAGACGATGGTGGGAGTGAACAACGCAATCAGCGAGGGCACGACCACCGTGGAAGAGACCTTTAAGAAGCCAAAGGAGCAAGAACAGATAGCCCAGCAAGCCCAACAAGCCGCACTGGACGCACAAGCCAAGGCGCAGCAGGCAATGAGCCGCAGCCAAGGAAAGAAGGGCACAGAAGCGAAGAAATAACGAGACTTAAAAGGCATCGTAGTCGGAGCGAGCCACTACCCAGCCCGATTAAAGATTTTAAATGCTCATACCAATCGGTGGGGTAGTTCTTTAAGAAATCCATTTTACATAATACAGCCCGGCAACCGCCACGGCGCAACTTGTGGAGTGGGCTTCCACGGAGGAAATTTTGCCAAGGAAGCCGTGGCACTTTTTTATAAATGATTTAAACATTCAGTAACTATGAAAGAAAAAGAAGAAGACATCAAGGACATTTCCCACGTATTGGAGTTTTTCAACAGAACAACCAAGGCTTTGGACGTGATGAAAGAGCAGCACAAGAAGGACGCCTACATGCTCATTTGCGTTGAGACCGTCAATGTTGATGGAGAGGAAAGGCAGCTTTCCCACGTAGCCATGGGAGGCAACTCCAGCACCTTAAGGAGAGCGGTTTTCCAAGGCTTGAAAGAAGATGAGAATTTCAATTCCGTTGTATTTCAAGCAGCAGGAAAATTCGCAAAGAATGAAATAATCAAAGGACTATTCGAGGATAAGGAGGGCGATGAATGAAACAAATCATCAAGTACAAGACAAGAGAGGAGTGGCTGAAGAACCGCTCCAACGGAATAGGCGCATCGGAGGCTGGCACCGTACTGGGCTTGAACCCATGGGAAACCCCATACCAGCTTTGGCGAAGAAAGAAGGGAATCGACCCGCCAAAGGTGGAGAACTTTGCCATGGTTGCAGGGCACTTGCTAGAGGATGCGGTGGCGCAATTCTACAAGCGAGAAAGCCACTGCCACATCATCAAGGCATCGACCGACGACTACACCATCACGAACACCGATGCGCCATATCTTAGGGTGAGCCCCGACCGCACCTTTTGGCGAGTTGGGGCAACGCACAACGAGGCGAGCAAGTCGATATTGGAGTGCAAGACCACGCAGATGCAGATAGATGCAGACGATTTGCCGAAGCATTGGTTCTGCCAGTTGCAGATGAACCTCGGAGTTGGCGAGTACAAGGACGGAGCGCTGGCGTGGCTAACCGCAGGACGTGAGTTCGGCTACAGAGACATCGACTTCGACCCCGAATTCTTCGGATGGATGAAAGACGAGATAACCAAGTTTTGGCAGGACTACATCGTAGGCAACCAAGAGCCACCAGCCTACACAGCGGATGACGTTTTGATGAAATCACCACTGCACAAGGAGGGTAAGACCGTCGAGGCGACACCCGAGATACTTGAGATGCTAGACCACCTAAAGACCATCAAGGAGGGAGCGAAGGCACTTGAGACCCAGCAGAAGGAAATCGAGGACAATCTGAAGGTTTTCTTTGGCGATGCAGAAGCAATCGTGAACGGGTACGGGAGACCGATTGCGACGTGGAAAGCCCCGAAGCCAAGCAGTAAGTTCGACGCAAAGGCTTTCGAGGCAGACCACCCCGAGGAATGTGCAGCCTACATCAGGCAGGTGCAAGGCACACGAAGATTGTTAATTAAGTGAGAAGCTTATGGCTAGCGTTTCAATATCCAAGACCGACCTACGGAATATAGTTGCCAAACTAGGCAATTATATTTCCCTAGGTGGGAAAGTAGTGAAGCCGACCGACACCAGCCAGCGGAATAAGATACGCATGGCAACGGTGTTGAAGCGGAAACTGGAAAAGAAATTATCATTATCGCAATAATCATGAATGATTCATTTATCATATACACATCTTATCTAAAGATATTCGAGCAACTGACCGACGCACAACTCGGACAGCTGACAAGACACATGCTTTCCTTTGCTAAGACTGGAGAAGAACCGAATATCGAAGACCCTATCGTTAAGTTATCGTTTGCTTTCATCAAAGACGACATCGAACGAAACCAGCGCAAATACGAAGAAAAATGCGAAAGGCTACGTGCAAATGCACGAAAACGCTGGGACAAAAAGCAATTGGAAGCAGATGCAAGTGAAAACATGCAAAAGGATACAAACGTATCCAAAAGCATGCAATTGCATGCAAATGCACAAATTGCAATGCATAATGATAATGATAATGATAATGATAATGATAATGATAATGATAATGATGTTTCTAACGAAACAATAAAAGAAGAAAGAGATAAAGAAGAGACAAGCTCTTCTAAGTCAATTTCGGGCAAGCCGAAAGTTGACGCACCATCGAGAGCCGCCAAGATTGATTTCGCAGCCATCAAGGAATACTGGAACTGTCGGCATGACGAGACGGGAAGCGCAATGCGCAGGCTAACGTTAATGAGCGAGCAGCGCAAGAGCAACGTCCGTGCAAGGCTAAGGGAGGTAGGAGGCGACGAAAGCAAGATTTACAAGGCAATCGACATTGCGATGGAAAGCGACTTCATGAACGGAAAGAACGGCAAGGGTTGGATTGCCAGCTTCGACTGGATAATGTGCCCTGCCAACTTTCCGAAGGTGTTGGAAGGCAACTACACCAACGAGGAACGCAAGCAGCAGCCAGCGCAAGACCCGACGGCAACCGCAAGGCAGACCATCGGGGAACGCTGGGAGCAAGCCAAGCACAAGCAGCAGCCAGCCGACAGCCAGCAGGAGCAAGACAACAAGTTCGCATGGATAATCCAGCAGAACCTAGAAGACCTGCGCAAGAACCCACAGAACAAGCCAGCGAGGCAATCGCTAACGAAATTCTACGAGCAGGGCGTTTTACAAAAGCTAGGCATCGACTGGAAGCCCGATAAATAGCCAAGGAGGGCAAAATTATCCGCTCTGAGACGTTTTAACACCTCGGGCGGTAAATTATAAGTCAGACAAATTTTAAACGCTTAAAACGAAAGAAATGGCAGAGAATGATTTTTATCACGAGTGCAGGGCTGCAGGTGAGATATTCAAGACCAGCACGGACTGGATGAAATGGCTGGAGCTGAACAGACACGACGTTAACAAGCCAGTGGCGACACACGACGGGTTTCAGTACAACATCAACGATGTTTGCATCAATCCGCACACCATCGAGCGCAACCTGGAGGGCAACCTTTTCGGATGGACGGTCAAGACAGCCAACACCCAGTTTGGCTGGATATGGGGCTACGACATCAACACACCGACCGAAGGGAGCGGATGCGGAGCCAGCTACCCGAGCCGATACGACCGCAAGGCGCATTTCCTCGAGACCGAGAAGGAAGCCAAGCTGGAGGCACTGAATTTCATCATCAGACAGCTGGAGGGCAAGAAGCCAAGGACAAAGAACGTCAACCTCCTTATTTGGCTTGCCAAGAAGGAAAGGCAGGACATCGTGCACCCGCAGCTGGAACTATTCGAATAACGCAACAATTAAAACAAAAAGCAAATATGGAACTGAAGGAACTAGAACAGCGTCTGCGAATGAAGCAGAAGCAGATAGGGAAGAACATCGACCGCTGCTGCAACATCGCAGAAAAGCGGAAGGACACAAGTACATTCAAACTCATCCACGGAATGATTGAACTCAACCAGACCCAAGCGGAAGCCATGGCAACTTTCATGACACTTGCGGCAAGCGAGAAAGCGGTGCAGGCTTACCAAGACTTGCAGCTGGCAGTCGTGGACTTTATGGAGGCAGCCACCGAGGGCATGGCAGAACGCATGGAGAAATCGACAAGGGAGGGCAAGAGATGAGACTGAAAATCAGATTTTGCAACTATCAAGTTGTGGTGGGGTAATGACCCTCGACGTTAACGAGGAAGACTTGAAAGAAGCTCTTTCCTCCAAGTTGAACAAGATAAGAACATTGTTCAGATGAAGAAAATACAAGTAATCAGCGACAATCACAACTATCACGTCTATGTGGGCGACACCGACTTTTGGCTGACAACCATGGAGCTGGTGGAGCTATACAAGGCACTGGGACATACGCAGATTTAGTCAAGAACAATTTGAAACGAAAAGAGTTATGGAACAGAATATCAATATTTATCAGATTTTAATGGCGATGGATTATCCTTTTTGCGAGGAATTCTATTCTCCATTTTTCGGCAAGGTATCTATAACGTGCTTGCCAACGAAAGACGCAAAACACGACAAGACGGGAATACAAATCAAGACCGAAAGTAACGGAGATTTCCTGCTCAACATGTTTGGAAAGCTTTGCGACCATGGCGAGGTCGTGATTTTCCCATCCAAGGAAATGAGGGACTGGCGCAAGTTCCAGTGGAAGAAGGGCGACCTTCTGCACCAAAGCGGAAGGCTATTCGTCTATTTCGTCAAATGGGCTAACGACCAGTATACCGAGTTCGAGGGTCTGTTTCAAATCACAAGAGACAATGAAGAGAAGAAAGCCTTCAATTGCGACCGAACCTACAAGACAGCCCATTTCAGCAAGTGCATCCAAGCGGACGTCGAGGTTGCCAAGAACATCATCGAGAAGCAGCTGGGTGGCAGGCTGAACCTTGAGACCCTGGAGCTGGAGCACGAGGAAAAGCCAGTCTACGAGGTTGGAAAGCTATATTATTTCGAGATGCAGGAAGGCGACGAGACGCAGAAAATCATCGGCAAGCTGGAAGCCAAGGGCGAAGAAGAGGATTCACTGACCTTCGGCTACCAGCTGGTGATGAATGTGGAACGTTTCGACGCCGACCAAGCATTCGACCTGCGCATCAGCGTCCACCCAGAGTTGAGACCTGCGACAGAGAAAGAGTGCGTGCATTTCGCTGGAGCCTACCAACGATGGACAGCCAGCCAACACGAGTTCAACCCAAAGACCTTCGACAAGGTGTTGGTACGAACCAGCGAGAAAGCGAGATGGATTCCAGCAATCTTCATTCGTGACCGAGGCGAAAACGAATACTATCGATACAACGCTTTCGTTCTCCACTCCGCAAGCACTGGAGATTTCAAGCACTGCATCCGATACGAGGGAAACGAGCACGTCGCCTTCACTGCCTACGATGCGGACACCCTGCCGTTTTAAATCGGGAGCCTATGTCAAGCGAGATATGCAAGACCTGCGAACGAAGGAAAAACTGCATCAACGGAATTTGGTGCAGCGTTCGCAGGCAATACGTCGAACACCACAAATTTGAGGATTGCAGCGACTATGGCAAGAAGAAAGCTGACCGATGAGGAACGAAGGGAGAGCGCAGAGCGCAAGAAGGCGAGGAAAAGAGCCTACTACCAAGAGCACAAGGAAGAGATGAGAGCCTACTTTCGTGAGTACATCAAGGCGCACCCCGAAAAGCGAAACCGCTACAGAGCGACCAGCAGTGCAAGGAAGAAGATACAAGGCTACAACCGCCAGTATTACCAAGCGCACAAGGATGTTTACAAGCAGCGCAACCTAGTTTGGCGAACCAACAACCCCGAGAAGGTCAAGGAATACAACCGCAGGGCGCAGGAACGCAGAAGGCAGCGCAGGCTGGAGAAACAAAAGAAAGCCGAGACAGCCAAGAATAGCGCAGACCTAGAGAAGGCAAAGGCGATGTTCAAGAACCCAGCCATGGCAGCGCATCTCCAGTGGCTAGCCGACAACAGAAAGAAAAAGGAAACCATTTCCCAAGAACGAAAATAAACTAGAGTAAGTAACCAGCAGGGAGCGACAACAAGAGTGGCAGAAAGCAAATAAAAGTAAAACCAAGAGGGCGCACAAGGAGCACCCGAAAAGGAATTTTTATGTTAATCTGACCCCACGGAAAGACGTGAGCCACGAAAGAAGCCGCCACACCCTCCATCAAAAAAAAAGAAAGCGAGGTGGAACATGAAGAAATAGAAGAAAAGATAGAAAAATATTCGTTTGTATAATAGACCCAAGAGGGAGTGCTTGTGAGGAAAACAACTCGTTCGGTATTCGTTATTTTGCAACCGCAGGCACTCCCTCGTTTTTCCGTCTCAACCCGAAACCGAACAGTTGTCATTGAGGAAGAAGGGGGTAGGGGGATAATAGAGTTAGACAATTAAGAGGCTAACGTGCGCACGGAATAACAAGGAGAACAAAACGACATCAAAACCAAAAGCAAAACAGAAAACAAAATGAATGCAAAATCAAGTGAGAAGGAAATCGAAATCCAAAAAAACAAAGGAACGATGTATATCGGTATTGACCCCGACAACCAAGAAAGCGGAGTCGGCATCGTCTACAAGGACACGAGGCAGGTACAAGCCTACAAGATGGACTTTCCAAGATTAATCAGCTTTCTAAGATTGGCAAACGAAAGCACAGAACGTATCGATGTAATCATAGAGGGTGGATGGCTCAACAAGAGCAACTGGCACGTACTAGGAAGATTCATGAGCACCCGAAAAGCAGCAGCCATCGGACGCTCGGCAGGAATGAACCATCAGACGGGAATACTCATTCAGCAGATGTGCGAGAGTATTGGAATACACCCGACAGTCGTAAAACCATTGAAAAAATGCTGGAAAGGCAAGGATGGAAAGATAACCCAAGACGAAGCCAAGTACTTTATGGGCAACGACATTCCACGCATGAACCAAGACCAAAGAGACGCTTTATTGCTAGCATGGGTCTACGCTGGACTGCCAGTCAAGGTGGCACCGAAGAAGCCTACCACGACCCTGCAAAAGACCATCGGAGCCTTTGATGGATAAGTCAAAGCCGAAGTGTTTCGAAAAGTTAAATCAGCCGAAGAAACAACAACCAAAGCAAAAAAGTTGTATCTTTGCGCCAATGTTTGGTAAACAAGCAGGAAAAAATAAAAACGAACTTAAAACAAGAAAAGACAATGAAAACAGAAGAAATCGCACTATCGAGGGTAAGCGAGAACGAAGCGAACCCAAGAGAGATAACGCAAGCGAATTTTCAGAAGCTTGTGCAGAGCATCATCGTTTTTCCACGAATGCTGACCCTACGTCCGATTGTTGTAGATGAGACCTTCCACGCACTGGGTGGCAATATGAGACTGAAAGCCTTGCAGCACATCGTGACGATGAGCGAGGATAGAATACAAATGAAGCTGGAGGCAGAGCAACGCCTATCGGAAGAGGAACAATCGCTTTTGATGGAGTATTGGCAGGAGTGGCAGAAGAAGCCAGTCGTGACCGTTGTGAGCGCATCCGACTTGACGGACACCCAAAAGCAGGAGTTTATGATTAAAGACAACCTATCGTTTGGCAACTGGGATTTCAACGACCTAGCGAACCGATGGGACAGCGCACAACTACAGAACTGGGGCATGCCAGTTTGGAACCCAGCACCAGCGCAAGAAGCCAGCGCAAGCAAGTGCAAGAAGAAAGACAAGGCAGACGAAGAGGGCGACCCATTCGCAGGGGAACTACCTCCAGAGATTGATGGTCAAGACTTGACACCCGACGATTTACCAACCATAATGGGCGATGGCGTATTGCCACGTGAGAACGTTATCATTCACTACAAGCCAGCCGATGAACCATTCCTTGCCAAGTTGCTAGGGGTGGAGCACATCGACCGCATCGTTTGGAACTTTGACGAACTGAAACCAATTCAAGAAGGGAAGGAGGCAGACAATGGAGAAGAATAAGATACATAATATCAATATCCACGACCTTGTGGAGAACCAAGACAACCCTAGAACCATCGAGCCGCAGCAGATGCAGAAACTTGTTGAGAGCATTCTGACGTTCCCGAAGATGTTGCAGCTACGACCTATCGTTTGCAACGAGAACAGGGTAATCCTAGGTGGAAATATGCGCTTCCGTGCATTGCTCAACATCGAGCAGATGAACGAGGAAGCAATCAAGAACGCCATCGAAGCCGTGGCGGTCAAACTGACCGATGGAGAGAAGCAGCAGCTTTCCAGCCATTGGAGCCAGTGGAAGGAAGACCCACAAGTCGAGGTGGTAATCGCTGACAAGCTATCCGAGGAAGAAACGGACGAGTTCATCATCAAGGATAATGTTTATTTCGGCAACTGGGACGAAGAGAAGTTGAAGGGAGCGTTTGACGTTGACGATATGCAGCGATGGGGATTGAACCCTTGGGAAATCCAGCAGGAAGCCACGACCTACGAGCCAGCCCAAGACGAAGAGCAGCGCATCATCATCGTTTACAGAAGCGAGGATGCACCAGCAGTGGCAAAGATGTTGGGGTTGGAGCAAATCGAGAAAAGAAACTTTGATGTTGAGGAACTGAAGGAAAAGACAGAATAGTCGGAAATTTTGCGTTTAAGTCGGAGAAACACTTGAAGTGGATAAACTATCCGCTCGGAGCGTTTAAATCCGGCAGAGGCGAAATTTAGACAAAATAACTCGGATATGAGAAAGACTTGTATTTTTATCATCGGAACGAACGCAAGCGGCAAGAGCACCGTAGCCCGAAAGATCATTGAGCGATTTGGGGGTGTCGACAACTACACGGACGGAATAAGCCGCACCAAGCAGGGAGTTTGCTTTGCAGGGCGATACGACGTGAAGTTTGGAGGGGTAGACAGCCTACACAGCACCACGATACTCCGTGGCATCGTGAAGAAAGCCCTAGAGACATCAGACTGCATCGTTTGCGAGGGAATGAGGCTGAAATGTTGGGGTCCGAACCTTACGCACGCAATGTTCAACGCAGACAGACAGATTGTTGTCTTTCTATATGCACCACTGACAGAAATCGCAAGAAGGCTCGCAGGACGCTCGAACGGAAAGCTAAGCAAGGATATTATACGAGGGCAGCGAGAATCGGCGCACACTGCCAAGAAATGGCAAAATGCAGGGTGTGACGTTGTGGCGATAGACACCACCAAGCAGACACCCGAACAGATTGCAGATTTCATCATCAACAAAATTAATTCATGAGGATATGGCAGAACATTATGGAAATACACCAAGAATAACATACGAGTTTCCCGATTGCTCGATGCCGATGGCATTCGACACGTACAACAATTGCAGCTTCGGCTGCATGTATTGTTTTGCTCAGAACCAGCGAGGAATTGGCAGCAAAAAGAACGAGTACCTACACAAGGACGTGAAGAACGTGAGCGTTGAGCGCATCAAGCGTATGTTTATAGACCCCGATAGGTACGGAGGCGACTTTGCGCCATACATCAAGGAGCGCAAGGTTATGCAGTGGGGAAGTATGAGCGACCAGTTCGACAACTTCGAAAGGAAGTACGGAACGACGCTGGAGCTTTTGCGCTTCTTCAAGGATATAGACTATCCGCTTTGCTTCTCAACCAAGGGAGCGTGGTTTACCAAGGATGAGCGATATATGGACTTGATAAGGGGGCAGAAAAACTGGAACTTTAAGTTCTCAATCATCACCAGCGACAAAGAGAAAGCGAGGGTAATAGAGCGAGGGGTGGAAAGTCCGCAAGCGAGACTTGAAGCCATCGAGCGCATCGCCAACGCAGGGGCTGGGGGGGCAACTTTGCGATTGAGACCTTTTATCATCGGAGTGAGCACCCCAACGTACCTAGACCTTATCAAGGAGGCTTTCAACAGAGGGGCAACCGCATTGAGCACGGAGTTCTTTTGCCTTGAGACGAGAAGCCCGACACTACGGGAATTATTGCCGACCATCAGCAAGATGGCAGGATTCGACATCTTAGCCTTCTACAAAAAGTATAGCGTACAGAGCGGATACCTACGACTGAACCGCAAGGTAAAAGAGCCGTTTTTCCGCAATATGAAGGAACTATGCGACGAGCTGGGAATGCGCTTTTACGTGAGCGATGCCCACTTTAAGGAGTTGTGCCACAACGGAAGCTGCTGCGGATTGCCGCCAACGTGGAACTACAGCAGGGGGCAGATGTGTGAGGCACTGAACATTTGCAAGCGCAAGGGCTATGTACGCTGGAGCGACATCAAGCTAGATGCAGAGAACCTTTTGAGGGCGAGACTGGAAAAGGCGATGAACCTAGGGACACGTGAGAAATATTCAAAGTATTACACGATGAGCGCAGCCGACTACATGAAGTGGTGCTGGAACAATCCGCAGGCAGCGCACTCGCCATACAAGATGTTCGAGGGAGCGATGGTTCCGATGGAAGAGCGAGACGTTGAGGGTAACATCGTGTACAAGTACAACGGAGCAACATTTTAAAATCAGAAAGAACTATGCCAAGAGGAAGCAACGAGAAGCACCGATTGCAGAAGGTGAGCATTGAGAACCGCTTGCAGATAATCGCACCCCTATACCGCCAAGGTTGGACGGAACGGGAAATCAGAGACGAGGTAAGAAAGCGGCTCGACATGCCAACCTACAACCAAGCGCACCCAGACATACAGCGGCTCCTGAAGGAGTGGCAGAACGAGCGGTTGACCGAGACAGACCAGAAGATAACAAGCGAGGTGGCGAGGCTGCGCTACGTAATACGTGAGGCATGGAGCGCATGGGAGAAGAGCAAGACGGACTACCACGGCAAGACACAGACGCAAGTCGGACTGCCAAGCGAGAACCCAGATACTGGGCAGATAACTATGAAGACCGTCAAGGCGATAATGTACGATGCGGAGAAGCGAGGGCTAGGAGACCCTAGGTATCTAGACATCATATTGAAAGCGGAAACGCAGATTTGCAAGCTCCTCGGACTGGATAAGGTCGTGTTGGACTTGAACGCAGGCTTCCAAGGAGGCATCGAGATAAGATACGTCAACGCAGGAGTTCAGTGCGCAAGCAGCGAGCAGGAAGTGATAGAGCGTGAGGGACTGGAGCAGGAGTAATCTATAATTTACATAATTTGTTTTAAGTTTTAGTTTGATTAAGAATGGCACTATTTGACGTTATCGGTGAAGTCTACAACTCGAATGCGGACGTGAAGCCAAGGTTTCTCGTGAACCAAGGAGGCACGTCCTCGGGGAAAACCTACACCATCATGCAGCGTCTTATAGTGCTTTCTTTCGAACACCCGATGGAAATCATCACGGTCTGCGGACAAGACCTTCCGAACCTAAAGGTTGGAGCCATGCGAGACCTAGATACCATCCTGCATGGCAACGCACAACTACTGGATTGGTTCAAGCAGAACAAGAGCGATAGCAGCTACAGAGGAAAGAACGGCTCGCTCATCGAGTTCAAGAGCTACCAAGATGCGCAGGATGCAAAGAACGGTAAGCGTGATTACTTATTCGTCAACGAGGCGAACGGTGTGCCCTACGAGGTTTTTTGGCAGCTTGCCATCCGAACGAGAAAGCAGGTTTTCATTGACTACAATCCCTCGGCTAGGTTTTGGGTGCACAACCAGATAATCGGACGTGAGGACTGCAAGCTAATAATCAGCGACCACCGAAACAACCGATTCTTGACAGCCCAAGAGCATAAGAAAATCGAGGAAATCGAGGACCCCGAACTTTGGCGAGTGTACGCACGTGGACTGACGGGCAAGATAACTGGACTTATTTTCACGAACTGGGGAATAGTCGACCACCTGCCACCACGTGAGGAGTGGAAGATGGAGGCGTACGGATTGGACTTTGGCTTCACGAACGACCCGACCGCACTGGAGCACGTTATTCTAGCCCACGGGGAACTATGGGTAGACGAAGAGATTTACCAGCCTGGAATGACGAACCAAGACATCGCAGACCGCTGCAAGGAAATTGGACTGACGAAGCGAGACCTTATCATTGCCGATTCGGCTGAACCGAAGAGCATACAAGAGATACACAACCAAGGCTTGTGGATAATCGGCAGCACAAAGGGCAAAGACAGTATAAACAACGGCATCGACATTCTGAAACGTTTCCGCATCAACGTGACAAGACGAAGCCACGGAATAACAGAGAATTTCCAGCAGTACAAGTGGATGAAGTCAAGGGACGGGGAAACTACCAACAAGCCGATAGACGCATTCAATCACGGAATAGACGCAATCAGATACGTAGCTTTGAAGAAACTGTCAGTGGCGAGCCACGGAACAGCCAAGGCGCATGTATTGAGCCAAAATTAAGAAATCTACGACAAAATTATAAAGCGTATGGATAAGAAAACGACATTCAAGTATTGGCTGGCTGTTGCAAGGCACACTAGCTACAAAATCGGTAAATACTCCCGACCACCATTCGTTGGAGGGCATGAGGTTCCCGAAAATCTCAACCAACTGACGATGGGGCAACTTATCGACCTTTCCCAGCTGGGAGATACAGAAGAGAGCTTATATCAGATAGTGACAACCGTCCTAGGCATGACCCACGAGGAAGTGGAGCAGGCAAGGGCGGTTGATGTTGTTATGATGATAGGCTGGGTAACATCGGAGGTTGAGCGCATCAACAAGTTGTTTGAGAGCACCGACACCACCAAGCCTACCCAGCAGGAAAAGGAGGCAGGCATCGACACCCTGCGCTTCGGGCTTTTCGGCATGTTGGATTGGTACGCAGTCCGCATGGGCATAAGCGACCACGACCAAGTTTTGCAGACACCATGGCTTAGAATATACAAGTGCATGGATATGGACAACAAGCGCAACCAGTACGAGCGCAACCTACAGAAGATACAAGAAAGGGAAATGAACCGAAAATCAAAATAACATTATGGCAACAATCAGAGAGACAATCAAGACGCTGGCAGGTGAGACCCTTCCCGATTTCACCTACCTTTTCGAGGACTGGGACACTGCGGACACCAAGCTGGAGAAGCTAAGCTACCCAGCCATCGTTTGCGTTATTCCAGCTAGTGGAACGACCGAAATCAGAAACGGTAAGGTCTACGACACCGTGAACGTGGCAGTCGCTTTCCTAGACACCGTGCCCAAGGGAGCGGAGGGAGAAGACAACGGAGAAGTTATCGACCGCATGAAATTGGCAGGAACTAAGATGATGAAAGCCATCAACCAGTCGCACCAGTTCGAGCCACTGGAGGGGCAACAATATTACGAGACCATCATCGAGAGGTTGAGCACCATCGTAAGCGGTGTAATGTATTCATTGCAGCTTACACAGAGTATAGGAGATTGCAGCGTATGAGCAAGGGAGGCATTCAATTCGACCCCAAGGCAGCGTCGCAGATAATTCGTGAGGAGGTGGAGAGGGCAAGGCAGCTCATCATCAACCACATTCGCAGCAACGGACAAAACGCAAGCGGACGCACCATCGCAAGCCTGCGCATCGAGCAGCCGAGCGAAGAAGAAACCATCCTCTGGGGACACAAGCCGTTCGGGGTTTTGGAAACTGGACGCAGGGCTGGAAAGATACCCTACGGGTTCCGTTCCATCATCAGGCAGTGGATGAAGGACAAGGGGCTGCACGGAACGCCTATCCCCTACAAGACCCAGCGACCGCACAAGTACACCCCACAAGAGCGTGGCGACATGAGCATGGCAGGGGCAATCGCCCACACCATCGCAACCAATGGCTCTAAGCTGCATCGCACTGGAGGCAGGAACGACGTATACAGCAACGTCGTGCCCGACACCATGGAGCGACTGGGGCAAAGGCTAATTTCATTAATCCACCTTTCGGTGGGCAGTATCAAGCTAAACAATGAAACAATATGAGACAGACAACGAAAAACGGTATCACGATTAAGTATTCGGACGCAATCGGCTTTGCATTCCTCCCTTGCATCATCAAGGCAAGCGGAACGGGCGTGGCGAGCATTGAGGCGACAATCAGCAGGGAGGGCAAGGCGCACACCTACAGCGTGGAAGCCTTTGCCGATAGCTGCATCATGGACTATAGAGAGTACGTGCAGGCACTTTTCGACGGAATGACCTTCGGAGGGATAGACTACACCAAGGAGAGCCAACAGAGCAACCTAGGAGCTGTTTTCAATATCTCCGTGAAGGTTAGGAACAGCGACGGAAACGACCTTGCCGCCATTAGCTACACGACATTCTATGTTTGGGGTGCGATGAGGGCTGGCGAGACGTGGAACGCACCGAAGACTTTGACGTGGTTCACGCATTTCCCATTCTCCGTAGGGCTTTACATCAGTGAGGCGACGAGCCTGCTAGTCTATGCGGACGGAAGAGTGACGAGCAAGCACCTAGACATCACTGGGCAAGGCATCGTGGAATTGACCGACAAAATATTGAAGGCAGGGGCAAGAGCCTACTCAATCAAGAACTACGGGGGCAATATACAGCAGGCGACATTCGACACCACCTTCGATTTCACCTTCTACCTTAAGACAAGCAGCAGCTACACGGAACTTGCAGCCATCAAGACGGACTCCACCGAGAAGGGCACTTACCTGCGGTGGGTAGACCGACATGGATTTTACCGATACTGGCTTTTCACGGAAGGCGACGAAAGCAGGGAGATAAGCAGCGACACCAGCTTTGTTCGCAACAACCTAGGCGAGTATGACGATGCAATCCACGGCTACCTGGGAGCGAACGGACGCAGGCAGGGCTACGCAAGGGAGGACACCATTCCACTTTGCGCACCGTTGGTAGACCGTGAGACCTTCGATTTCTTGCAAGACCTTGCCAGTAGCCCAGTCGTGGATATGTACCTAGGAGATGGCAACTGGCAGAGCGTGACAATCAAGGCAGGTACCTACACCAAGACAACAGCCGAGTTGCAGGATTTCGTCTGCAACCTAGTTATTAACAATACACAGATTCAGCAGCTATGACAACAGACCAGCAACTATACATCGACGGGGTATTGATGGATATGGGCGAGGATTCGGAGATAACGCTAGACATCAAGAGCAACCTATTTCGAGACATCACGAAGATGACATCGAACACGACCTATACCATCAACCTACCCAAGACAGCGCACAACATGGCAGTGCTGGAGTTCTCGAGCAAGCCAAGCACCAGCAGCCAATACCCCTATATTTTCCACACAGCGAGATATTTTCGCAACGGACTGGAGATTATCCACGGAGGTAGGGCTAGCGTCCTAAGTGTAAAGGAAACCATCGAAATCTCAATCTATTGGGGATTGTTCCAAGCACTGACAACCCTTCAATCATCAGATTTGAAGCTTAACGAGCTAGACTGTACCAAATACGTGAAGTTCTACAGAGTTAACGCAGCGGACACCTACGACAAGGCAATCTCCGAGGGAGTGTTCTATGCAAACTATGAGACAGCGAGGGTCAAGGACTATTCAGAAGAATGGCAGGGCTACGACCGAAACGTAGGAGGGAACAGCGACAATACCTACGGACTAGTGAGCGGCAAGATACGCACTGGCACAGAGACGGGGAAATACGCATCGGGCGAAGTGGTGAGCGATGAGAGCTACCAGTGCGCCATCATACCATTCAAGGCAGGAATGAGAGCCACCATCAACAGAGTTCTAGGCAAGGGCGACTATCGCACGTGGGCTATCCTAGACAGCAACAAGAACGTAGTAAGCCTTGCATCGGAGGCAGGCACGACCGAGACCGAGACGAGACCGACCATCACTGCACCCGACCCGTTGCTTTCAACGTCCATCAGTGCAGGTGTCCTTTGTGCAGGTGCAGACACCAAGGCAGGTATGACGACAATCAGTATTAGATTTGCCTTGAAGGATTCAGCACCAGCAGGGCAAGTGGAATATGGAAGCTATGACCCGACCACTGGCTTTGCCGAGGCATGGGGCGTGGAAGACGTTCCAGCAGGCAAGGGTGGAACGGAGATAACCGTGAATGTAACGAGATACAAGCAGGCAGGAAAACTCGTATACGTGAAGCCATCAAAGGACGGCATGCTCTATTGGATAGCAGGCTCTGGCTCGGGCGATAGCAACTACTACGTGGAGAATGGCACCCAGCACAAGACATCTAGCTTTGCGCCATACAGCGTTAGGTACACCAGTGAGAGCGAGCCTATCGACGTTGACCTGCAAGCACCAGCGACGGCTGCGTGGCTTATCATCAACGCCATGCGAGCCTACAGCAGTGGTGATACCATCAAGGTAACGAACGAGACGGAAAGCAAGGCTAGAGCCAACGAAAGCGAGATACAGACATACGCATTCGGTGGAGGCACCTTCGGAGGGGCAAGCAAGGGAGCAATCCAACCGAGCGTGACCGTGCAATACATCCTAGACCTTATCACGGCGACGACAAAGGTTGCCTTTGGCTGGAGCGAACAAGCAAAGGAAATCATCAAGGGGCTTGTCGTTCCTTTGGTAACGAGGAAAGCGGACGAACAGAGCGTGACGGGAAGCCTAGAGGGAACTTTCTTCGCAACGACCGAACTGGGCATTCTCGATTTTCAACTTACAAGTATTTCAGATGTTTTCAGTGAGCAAGCGCAAGCGACAACCTACAGCCAGCTGGACGTGAAGATAGCCTGCACGATGATTTTTGATGTTCAGATGAACTGGTCGTGGGATGCATCGAAGGCAGAGCCGACTGCGCACAGGAGCTGGAGCCTCGAGGGCTCGGACGGAAGGCAGGGTGTTTACAGCTATCCACCGTGCTATATTGGGATAAAGGTTGTATCAAGGCATACAGACAGCCAAGAGGAAAGCGAGTACACCAAGACATACATTGCAGGGAGAACATCCGACGATGAGGATATAGTTCCATCGGTAACGGACACTAGCGACCAGTTGGTGGGTGGCAGGTTCATACACCTATCAGCAGGGCGAGGGGAAATAGAACTTGCGGATGGCGACATCGTGACTTTCGAGATGAAGCATCCGAAGAACAGAAAGCTACGAGACCTACGCTGTTACAACGGACGATTGAGCGCAAGCATAAAGCAGAGTGACGAAGTGCCCTACGGTGGGAATTTCCCGATAGGAAAGAACCTTCCCGACATCAAGGTAACGGATTTTTTGAAATGTATTTGCGTCCTGACCTCGACTTTCCCAAGCCAGCGCTTCACTGGAGGCACCTTGCAGTTTGCCGACATCACGAACCTTTGGCAAACCAAGAGACAAGCGGTAGACTGGACCAAGAAACTTATCCCGAGCGAAGCAAGCAACCAGCCAAGGCAGACAGATTTCAGCATCGACGATTATTGCCAGCATAACAACTACAAGTGGAAGGAAGACGATACCGTATACCAACAGCACGATGCGGACATGAAGATAGACAACAAGACGCTGGAGTATACGCAGGACGTTTGCACCCTGCCATTCGCAGCGACCGACCAAAACCGCATTCCTATCTACGAGTGGGAGAACCAGCAATCGACCTTCGGAAGGCGAACGCTAACAAGCTACACAGCCACCAAGTACAAGGCTTGCAAAGACCGAATAGTGAACCTTACGAAGAGCGACACGGGGCTGGCGGCATTGGCTTTCAACATCGACCTGCAAGGCATCTTCGACACCAAGCTGGAGAAGATGAGGAAGGCGATAGCAAACCCACATCAGATAGTGGAGCGATTCAACCTATCCGATTTGGAGATACTCAACTTTGATGAAACCAAGCCAGTGTACCTAGCCCAGTACGGAGCCTACTTTGCGGTACTCGAAATCAAGACCACCAGCAGCGGTTACAGCGAAGTGACGATGATTGAACTTTGACATTGTAAATAACAACAAAAAACAACGAGACTATGGGAAGTGAAGACCAGCAGCAGATACTCGACATCAGAGTGAAATACGAGGATGCGATTTACGGCATCATCAGATACAAGGAGAAGATAGACCAGCTGAAACAATCCATCAAGGACTTGCAGCAGCAGGAGAAGGACAAGACCATCACGACCAACGAGATGAAGGTACAGACGGAAGCCATCAATGCGACCATCAAGGAATACCAGTACAACGTGAGAACCCTTCAAAAGGAGATACAGAACAACGTCCGAACCGAGAACGAACAGGAAGGCAGCCTTAAGCAGTTGCGTGCCCAGTTGTCGAACGCTACCAAGGCATACGACGAGATGAGCAAAGCGGAACGAGACGGTGCGAAGGGTCAAGCCCTAGCCAAGCACATCAACGAGATAACAGACCAGTTGAAGCTAGCAGAAGAGCAGACCCAGCGGTACTATCGCGGTGTCGGCAATTATTACAACTCCATGCTAGATTTAGCAGCCGACCTTCAACACGTTGTGCCCATGGGAGGCGGTGGAGGTGTTGGCGAGGGAATAACCAACGTAACAAACACCATCGTGAGCCTAGGTAAGAACGTGAAGGGCATCATTCCTAACATCAAGGCTTTTGGTACAACCCTTTTGGGGCTTGCAACAAACCCAGTGTTCCTAGGTCTTGCAGGTGTGGCAGGTGCAGGAATGGCTTTCAAGTGGTGGTTTGACTACAACAAGGGTATAATGGAGGCTACCCGACTGACGAAGGAGTTTACAGGCTACACTGGCGAGGCTTTGGAAACGATGAGGAACAGCATCGCAGCCACAGCGGACACGATGGGCAAGGATTTCAAGGACATTCTCGGAACAGCCGACAACCTTATGGCTAATTTCCACCTATCGGGCGAGCAAGCCATGGACTTGATAAACAAGGGCTTTGCCAGCGGTGCAGACCTATCTGGGGATATGTTGCAGAAGATGCAGCAATACGCTCCGACCTTCCACGACGCAGGAATATCGGCAGAACAGATGGTTGCCATCATCCAGCAGACCCGAAGCGGCATTTTCAGCGACAAGGGACTAGGCATCATCGACATGGCTAGCAAGAAAATCCGAGAGATGAGCAGCGGAACAGCCAGCAGCTTAGACGCTATCGGCATTTCATCAAAGCAGGTGCAGAAAGACCTAGAGAACGGAACGAAGAGCACCTTCGACGTAATTCAGGAGATAAGCACCAAGATGAAGAACTTTGGAGCGGACAGCCAGCAGGTTGGCGACGTTTTGAAGAACGTCTTTGGCAAGCAGGGAGCACAAGCAGGTATCCAGCTCATCGAACAGCTAGACACGATGAGCACAAGCCTAGACGAAGTGAAGAAGCAGACTGGAGCATGGGGAGATACGCAGCTGGAGAACATCAAGCTACAGAAGGAGCTCAACACCTACACGAGCTCTATGTTCGACTTTTCGCAGAAGGGCTTTGCAAGCATCATCGCAGCAGGAAAGCAGTTCGGCACAAAGGTGCTCATTCAGATAATGAAGGGGCTTTTTAACACCATCAATTATTTCATCGATTGGTACAACGAAAGCCTACTTTTGCGTGGAGTTATCCAAGCATTAGGGGTTGGGTTCAAGCTAGTTTGGGCTGCGGCAAAGCTAGCTACGAATTTGGTTATCGACGCATTCAAGCGAGTCGGCTCGGCAGCGAAGGGAGTCCTCGATATACTTGAAGGCATCGTGACCTTCGACCTATCAAAAGCAAAGAAGGGATTTCAAGAGATTTTCGACATATCGGGAACAATCAAGGAGGGATGGAAAGACATCAAGAGATATGGTGTAGATGTTGGCAACGCATTCGCAGACGGCTTCGAGAACACCGTGAAGGGAAGGATGCAGCATCTGAAGCTTGCCAACTTAGACGGTGGAGCGACCAGCAGCGAGCCAGCGAACGGAAGCAAGGGAACGACATCACCAGCAGCCAGCGGCAAGGGAACGACCGCTAAGACCAAGGCGCAACGAGCGCAAGAGGAAAAGGAAGCCAAGGCAGAAGCGGAAAGACGCAAGAAGCAAGAGCGAGAACTGCAAGCTCAAATCGCACTCATCAACTTTGAGTACAACCAAAAGGTAATGGACGCAAAGAAGATGTATCTCGCTGGCATGTACGAGAACGACCGAGACTACAGCAACGATTTGGAGCAACTGGAGAAAGACATGGTTGCAAGGAGCATCGACGCATACGTGGCAGCAGGTCAAATCGGAGTTGAGAAAGCGCAAGATATGCAAGCCAAGCTCCTAGACATCATGATTAAGGCAAAAGCGGACATGAAGAACCAAGCAAAGGAAATCGTCGACGGCATAAACAAGGAGTTCGAAGACAGCGAGAAAGCAAGAAAGCGTGCCGACATCATGAGCGGTGGCACTGGCGAGGAAACGGACGATTCAGCCAAGCTGGAGCGATACAAGGCCTTTCTTCAGAGCAAGCTGTCAATGACCCAAGAGAACGTTGATGCGCAGATTCAGTTGCAGCAGGAACTTGCGGACACCGAAGAGGAAATCGAGGAAAAGAAAAACAAGAAGAAAGCGCAATTGACCGAAGACCAGTTGAAGATGATGAGCGACATGATACATACCATGGGCGACGGACTGGCAGATTTCTTTGAGAGTGAAGACAAGTCCTTGCACTCGTTCCTCAAATCCATGCTTACAAGCCTTTTGGACGCAATCAAGATAGCAATCGACGCTTACTATGCGCAGATTTTGGCTAAGGAAATAGCCAGCAAGTCGTGGGGAGGTGTGGCGAGCACGGCTGCACTCATGGCAATAATCAACGCAGCCTTTGCAGGGGCTAAGGCACTCGTCAAGGGATTCTCGGTCGGTGGTTACGTTCAAGGAAGCGGCACTGGAACGAGCGACAGCGTGCCAGCAAGGCTTTCGAACGGGGAAAGCGTGATGACAGCCAAGGCGACGAGTATGTTCAGCCCGATTTTGTCCGCGTTCAACCAGCTGGGAGGCGGTGTTCCAATCGTAGCCAACAGCCAAGGAAGCCAAATCGGTATGGATATGCTTGCGGCGGCGGTTGCGAGGGGCTACATGATGGCACCACAGCCAGTAGTGAGCGTTGAGGAGATAGACCGCACCCAGCGAAGGGTGCAGACGATAGAGAATATCGGCAGGCTTTAAGATTGAGTTATTTCATCAAAATTTGCGTTCTAAGCGGTTTTTAGCCAAAGGTGGTAAAGTTACACACCCAAGGCATGAAAAACGTCTTAGAGCGCAAAATTTTGGCTTATTTTGAAAAATTAACTGTTTGAGGAGCAAACATATTGCGAAAAATCGTATCTTTGCAACCGAAAGAACTTAAAATCAGAGAAAATCAATGGCAAAACTAAGGATATACAACGACATCGACAGTCAAGACAACAAGTTTTGGTATCAATGGTGGGGTGGTGACTGCATTTGCTTTCAAGATATAGATGCTTTCGCTGCAAGCATACCGAAAGATGACGATACCATCGACATGAGGATATTCTGCAATGGTGGTTCCGTCGTGGAGGGCTGGGCTATCTACGACCGATTGAGACAGAGCGGCAAGAAGATAACCTGCACCATCGAGGGGAAGGCTGCATCGATGGCGACCATCATCATGTTGGCAGCACCGAAGGAGAGCCGCAAGGCTTACGAGAATGCAGCCTTCCTTCTGCACAATCCGTGGGTGCCTGGATGGGCTTTGGGCGACCAGCTGAACGCCAAAGACCTAGCCAACCAAGCAGAGGAGATGCAGATGTGGCAGGATAAGATGGTGAATGCATACGTGGAGCGGTGCGAGTGCGACCGAGAAGAGATTCAAACACTCATGGATAAGGATATTTTCATCAACACCAGCGAGGCTTTGCGCCTAGGACTTATCAGCAGCACCGTGCCAGCAATCAGCGCAAGCGTAAGTAAACGCAATATAGAGAACTTTATTAATTCCAAACAAAAAAATCCAAAAGCAATGGAGAAGAAAACAGAAGTGAAGGCTTCGCTCCTCGACAAGATTCTCGCCAAGCTGGGCGTGAAGACACTTGAGGAAGCAGAGCAGGCGGTGGCAGAGCCACAAGCCAAGGTAGAGCCAAAGGCGATGGAACTCAACACAGCGGACGGTCAGGTCCTGACCGTAGAACGTGAGGAGGGCGACCCACAAGTTGGCGACAAGGCAAGCCCCGATGGCACCTTTGAGATGCCCGACGGCAAGACCATCGTCGTGGAGAACGGTGTAATCACAGACATTCAGACTGGCGACGAGGGTGGCGACGAAGACAATGAGAACGAAGACGGTGGCGACGATGGCGGCAGCGCATCAACGACCGACAACGAGACCGTAGCCAAGCTGAAGCAGCAGGTCGCAGCACTTAAACAGCAACTGACCGACACCAAGGCGCAGCTCGCAGGTGCGCAGAAACTTGCCAAGAGCAAGGAAGACATGCGTATCTTGAATGCCGTGAAGATGGCAGGAGGTGCGGAGAAGGTACTGGCAGGCTATAGCAGCCACTACCAGCCAGCGCAGCGACAGCCAAGCGGCAAGGGTGCGGGCGACAACGCACCGATGAGCCGTGAAGAGGGCAAGGAGGCTATCAAAGCCAAGCTGAAGAAGCTCCACGGCAAGAAGAAGTAATTAATAACCCATTAAATCAAGAAAAATAATGGCACAGACATTTACAAAACAGCAGCTGGAGAAACTGACCCTCCAGCCCGAAAACCTTGCGAGTATCAAGGATGCGATTCAAGAGACATTCTACCAAGATGAGAATTTCTCCGATTTCGTGAACATCGTCAAGGTCAAGAACGACGACCCTATCGCTCTCATCGGTGAGATGGAGATGGTAGGAAAGAAGGGTGGAGGTTGCGACCCTACCTACGAGGAGAAGGGCATCGCCAACTCGATGAAGCGTTGGAAACTCGGACAGTGGGAAATCCCAATTAAGATTTGTTACGAGGCATTGAAGGGCACTATCGCAGAGTACAGCTTGAAGACTGGCACAGCCATTGGCGACCTTTCCAGCACCGACTTTATGGCAATCTACACCGACGCACTCCAGCGTGCCATCCAGCAGATGATTTGGCGATTCGGCTGGTTTGGCGATACAGCGGCAGCCTTGTCGGGCTCGGGTGGCGGCAAGCTTACCACTGGCTCGGACGTGAGCATGTTCAACGTGTGCGATGGTTTGTTCAAACTTATCTTTACAGCGACTGCTAGCAAGAACCACACCACCATCGCAGCCAACAGCGAGACCACAGCGGCATCGCAGGTTTCAGCCATTCGCAAGAAGGGTGTGGCAACATCACTCATCGACGGCATGTTGATGGACGTTGACAGCCGCATCATTGACGACAGCAAGGCGGTGCTCCTTATGACACGCAGTCTTGCGGATGCACTGACCTACGACATCAAGCAGACATACCATGACCGCATGCCATGGGAGAAGGTATTCGATGGTTTCGATGTAGCCACGTATAACGGCATCAAGATTGCACGTGTCGGCATTTGGGACAGAATGATTAACGCATACGAGAAGGGCACGGAAACCGTGAACCTTCCACACCGTGCGGTATTCTGCAATCCTAAACACCTTATGGTGGGCACCGATGCGGAGTCTCTTATCAGTGATTTGGATATTTGGTTCGACCAGAAGGAGCGACGCAACTACTTGTACGCAACTGGCAAGATTGGCACAGCACTCCTTGAAGAGGACATGATTTGGGCTGCGTACTAAATCAATCCAAATCTTCAGCAGGTATTAAGTCTTTATCAAAAATCCCTATCGCCCGAAAAGGCGGTGGGGATATAACAATTTAAAGCAGATTTAAAGAATATGACAGCAAACACATGCGAGAGCCTTATCGCCAAGGACATCATCATCCCTTGCGAAGACCAAGTAACGAAGGGACTTGAGGGCGATGGACTTATCATCAACAGAGACGACATCGACTTTACCAAGACCATCGTGGAGGGTAATCTTATCAGCGCAATCGTCTTGAAGACTGGCAAGAAAGCCTACGCCATACGTCAAGAGGGTAGCAAGCCGTTCACTGGAGCCAAGACGGAACTCACCGTCGGCACCTATCGCAACAGCTGGAAGAACACCATCGCCATCGTTGTATTGGCGAACACACCCGATGTTTGTGCGAACATCATCGACGGACTGGCGAACGGAAAGTTCGTGGTTATTCTCCGTAACCTTTCCAAGGGCTCGGACGGAAAAGCCGAGTATCAAGTGTTCGGTTTTGCGCAAGCATTGAAGGCAAGTGCAGGCGAGAACGACAAGTACAGCGACGACACAGAGGGCGGCTGGCTCATTACACTGGAGGAAGAGAGCGTGCCAAAGGCAGCTTATTTCTTCTACGACACCAGCAGCGAACAGACAGCGGCGAAGTATGCCAGTCTCACAACAGCCGTAGGAGGCTAGAGCCTATGACCTACGAGGAAGCGAAAGCCAAGGTGGAGGAATTGAGGGAGCGTTTCGACGAGCCCTTCAGCCCCACCGACAAGGCGACTATCGAAACTCTTTATTTCGAGGTAACACGAAAGCGGTTCGTGCCAACGACCTGCCAGCAGTGTTACCACGATGCATTGATTGAAATTTATTTGAAACTCAAAAAAGAAAAGGCTATGCCAAAACAATGTAATTACGTGATGAAGGCAGGATTCATCATCTCCTGCCCCGATTTCTACCATGGAAAGATTTTCACAAACGAGAACTTGACCGACAAGGTAGCGAAGGAATACCTCGACCGATTCCCACACATGGAGGGCTACTTTCAGCAGATGCCCGAAGAGGAACTCATCGAAAACAAGGAGCAGCCAGCAGACGCAACAGCAGACAAGCAGCCTACTGGCGGTTCAGATGAGACCGCTGGGAAGAAGCCCACAGCCAACACCAAGGGAGGCGATAAGAAGGAAGACACCGACCCGACCGAAAAGGCAGGGAAGGAAGAATAAAACAACAAGCAAAGCGACACAAGCAAGATGAACGTAAAGACAGTTAAGAAGCCACAGCGGAGATTCGACACCAGTTACGTGAGCCGATTCAAGATGCAATCCTACGGATATGACAATCTCTATCCGCAGAACCTTGCACGCATCACGGAGGCGAGCGGTACGGCAATGCTTTGTCTTAACCGCTATTCCCGATTCATCGAGGGCTACGGATTCGACAGCGAAATTTTGTCCGCACTGGCAATGAATTTTCAAGGCGACACGGCAGACGATATTCTGCGCAACGCAGCGCAAGACCTAGCCCGATTCGGAGGTTTTGCCCTGCACGTCAATTACAACGTTCTCGGGCAGGTGTCGAGCGTGAGCCACGTACCATTTGAAAATTGCCGACTGGAAGAGACGGACGACAAGGGGAACGTGGCGCACGTCTTGTTGCATCCAGACTGGACGCAGAAGAAGACACGCAACGGGAAGCGATTGATAGTGAACGAGAATAACATCGAGCGCATCAACGTCTTCAACCCCGACCCCGAAATCGTCTTGAAGCAGATTGCGAACGAGGGCGGCATCGACACCTACAAGGGGCAGATTTTGTGGTGCTCAATGAACGGAAAGTTTATCTATCCGACCGCAAGCTACGATTCAGCCATCACGGAGATTTCCACCGACGAGGGACTGGGAAACGTGAAGATGCGAAACGTGAGAAACAACTTTCTCGTATCGTGTATGCTGATAACCAAGAAGGGCGTGCCGAAGTTTGACGAGAATGACAATGAGGTGGAGAGCGGACAGATGATTTCCGATGAAGACCTTTTGCAGTTCCAAGGCGATGAGAAGACAGCCAAGATTCTTGCTGTAGAGGTTGAGAACGAGGAAGACGAGCCGAAGGTGGTAGCCTTCCCTACCAAGAACTTTGACAAGGAATTCTCAGTGACCGACAGCAGCGTGATTGAACGTATCTATGCGCAGTTCCACCAAGAACTCTTTTACGCAATCCGTATTGGCAAGCTGGGATTCAGCGGTCAAGTTATGCAGGACGCATACGAGTACTACGCTGGAGAGGTAACGACCGAGCAGCGTTTCATCGAGCGAGCCTTCAGGAAGATTTTCCTGCACTGGCACGACCCAGCCATTCGGAACCTAGAACCAAAGCTGCAGCCGTTGAAATATATCAGCAGCGAGGCGGCAGGAAACAACACTATAGACTAGAGCCTATGGAACAACAGAAGGAACGAAAGCAATTATTGTCGGTTGAGCAATTCAGAGAATTGGCACGACCGACCAGCGCACACCTAGATGAGGAAGAAGTGAACGCATACATTCGTGAGTGCGAAGATGCGAACATCATACCTGCTATTGGGTGGAAGCGATTCAAGGCAGCGACCGAAGAAAATGGAGAGTGGGGCGATTCGGTATTGCCCGATTTCCAGCCCGATGTTTTCCTTGATGGTGGAGAATATGAGACCGCCAAGGAGGGGAGCGGTTGCAGCCAAGACACAACGAAGGCGCAGAAGTACACCAGCGGAATACGAAAGGCACTCGCTTATTTCACGTATGCGAGACTTTTTCGTGCAGATGGTACAATTATAAGCCGAACAGGTGGAATGCGCCACAGAGACGATTATTCAGACCATATCCAAGATACATCGGGCAACAAGCAATATAATGATATTTTGGATATGGCAGAAAGATATTTATCAGATGCCCTCGAATACTTGAAGGCGTTCACCCAGCAAGGGGAGGTTAAGCCGCAGAGAGGAACGAGGGCGCACATTCACGCAATAGGAGATTAAGATATGGCAACAATAAAAGAAATTAAACAGCAAGCGGCAACCATCAAGAACGCTACGCAGGTTGGCGAGAACACAGCCGAACGTGTCGGAGGTGTGCTCGAAGGACTTAGTGATATTGCACAGCAGCAGGAAGACAAACTCAGCGACTTAGCTGTAAAAGATGAAGATGGCACCCCGATATTCTCCTCTCCGTTCCAGTACATTCAGAACGAGGAATTTGTCTTTGCGATGGTGGATGCGGAAGACCGCTTCTTGTTCGGAATCCAAGCGGATGGCTCAGTGGAGTGGCAGAAGGGCGTTCCTGCACCTATCAAAGCCAAGTTGCAGGAAATCATCGACCAGTGCCTGATGGACAAGACAGACCTCAATGAGGCTATCAATGCTGCAAAGGAAGAGCTTGAAGCTTTTGTTGCTTCTGTTGCGGATACCAAGGTTGACAAGGAAGACGGCAAGTCCCTTATTGATTCGGAAGTTGCAGCAGCCCACTCAGTGATAGACAACCCCGAGTACCTTGCAGTTGAGACAGATGCAGACGGCAAGGTGCTGTCTGCCACCTATGCTGACGGTAGCCACTATCTCCACAATGTAAAGTCTGAGACTATCCCAACAGAGTTTGAGCACATCGAAGACCCAGAGGGAAGAATGGAAATCACTACTGATGCAGATGGCAAGGTGATAGGCTACAGAGATTTAGAAGGTACAAGGCACGAACACAAGATGTCCCTCAAACATCTAGAGTTATCTGATGAAGCTGCAACAGAAGTAAACGATGCTTTCAAGTCTGCTGGTATCAAGATGGAGAATCCTTCCGATTTCAGCAACTACGAGCATATCGAGCTTCCTATCCCTCGCATAGCAGCACAGGTGAAAATCTATGCGCCTAAGTTGCCAACAACCAAGACTGATGATATTGAGGCAGAAATAGAGTACAATGACAAGGATGGTAACTACTTCCACAAGCCTGTAATCTTGAATGCTCAGGGTAGCTCTTCTATGAGCTATTATGTCAAGAATATGGCTATAGACATCAATGATGGCAGCGAGATAAAGTTTGGCGATTTCCCTACACAAGACAGCTTCCACCTAAAGAAGTACTACATTGATGCTTTCAGAGGTCAGTGCATTGTTGGTTATTGGTTGATGGAGCAAGTGTATAAGTCTCGCCCAATAGGTCAGCAATATCCTTATGAGTACAGCTATTCCAATGACAGTGTGACTGATGGATTGGGTGATATAAAGAAGGATTTTTTCACTGGAGCGAAATGTCATCCCGATGGTTTCCCTATTGTCATTACTTGGGTAAATAGTAATACACAAGAGGAAACTTGGATGGGTGTGTATGCTTGGAACTTGAAGAAATCTAAAGAAGTATATAACTGTGACAAGAAGAAAGCTGAGAATATTATCCTTGATGGAAATATAAATGCGACAACCTTATGGGGAGGCAAAATTGATTGGTCTCAGTTTGAAATCAGAAATCCTAAGTCCCTTATAGATATTGATGGGAATAAATATGATGGTGATAATCCAAAAGAATTGTCTAATACAGATTCTAACAGTAAAAAAGTAAAAGACTATCTTTTGAGATTTTCCAAAGCGATGTCAGAAATAAAGGCTTCGACCTCCAAAGAAAAGTTCGAGGAATATTTTGCAGTTTCACCGATGATAGATTGGTTCTTGATGAATCAGGTTCTGTACAATATAGACGGCATTGATAGAAATACAATCTGGTGTAGCTATAATGGTAAAACTATTATTCCAACGCTTTATGATGTAGATAGCATATTTGGTAATCATCCTAGCGGATTATTTGTTATTGATGGCAGTGATAAACAAGGCTTGTTGGGTACAGAAAGTGAGACTCCATCTGGTTATCTGTACACTCTATATTTATCAGAAATAAAGAAACGTTATAAGGAATTAAGAGATTTAGGGATATTTACTGAGAACAATATATTGTCATTACTTACAGATTGGTTATGTAAGGTAGGTTTTGATAATTTGCTTAAAGAATTAGAAACATACCCAGAAACACCGTCATACAGAAAAGACAACACTGAAACAGAATGGAAACTAATAGGATGGGGAAATGGAAATGCCTATGACAACACCAAGCAATACTTGAAGGGAGAATTATGCTTGTATAGAGATTTGACGTTTGAGGCACAAAACTCCGTTGTAGGTGTACCACCATATTCAAGTCCATATAAAAACTATCCATTTGGCGGAGGTTTTTACAACTCTATAAAAAGAGTTCAAAATTGGGTAAAAAATAGAATATCATTTTTAGATTCACAATTTAATAGTTAATAATATGGGAAAATGTTTAGTAACAGTATTAAAGGAAATCTGCAATAATGCCGATTTAAACAAATTGGGTACGTGTAGAATAACATTTGGCACAACAGGTACTAGTCGAAAAATGCAAATCCGTTTTACGGAAAATATGCAATTAAATATTGTAGGAGGTTATTTTACAGACCAGACCTTTACTCAAAACAATGGTACTACTTACAACTGTACCAAAGATACATTGGAGACATTATATGTTTCGTCTTCAAATGGGTATATAATTGTAGGGAACAAATACAAAATGTCACTTTTGAATATCTTAAACAGCTCTTTCTGCATAGATGTAGATGACTTGAAATTTACAAACGATATGAAGTACCTCGCTTTAGGTGTAAGCCTTTCCAAAGGAGATTTAAAAAGTATATGTACTAAATATGTTGAGAACATAGATGTTCATAGTACTGATGTATATGGGGATATATCTGCTCTTGGGAACTGCTCTTCATTACAAGCAATATCACTTTACAATAATCAAAACTTATATGGAGATATTAATGTGTTCTTGAATACTCCAAAACTTGAAAATGTAATTCTTGGTAATGATAAGATATACGGGAGTATTGTCTCCTTTGGTAATTGCGTTAAACTGTCAATTCTAAATATTCCTCGAACTAACCTTACAGGAAAGGTAGAAGACTTAGCTAATGCCTTAATTGCTTCGGGGAAGACTAGTGGACAAATTACACTAACTTGTGATAACACAAACATTACCTTTAATGATCAGCCATGCAATTATAAAATTATCAAGTTCACAAATTCAGGCGTAACCTATGCCGATTCCTAAATAGAGCATGGCTTGGTGTATGAAGAGCCGAGTTTTGACGGTCAGCAGGTGGAGTAGTCCGCTAAGTAGCTGACTTTGGAAATAACGAGAGGGAGGGGGTAGCCTTCCCTCTATAAACATTTAAAAATATGAACGACAAAGAGAAAGAACTATGGCGAGTGATAGACAACGTAGTGAAGTGTTGCGCTATGGAGATGCCCGATGGAAGTCTGAGCATCACGAGGGAGGACGTTCTAGGCAAGTCCAGAGCCGAGAACCTCGTGATGACCCGATGTATGGTCGTGGAACAGATGACACACGCAGGATTCAGCATCACGACCGTTGCGACCGTTCTAAACAGAAGCGTACCAGCGGTGCGACACCTGCGCAAGATGGCTTACGATTATATCAGCACGTCAAGGGCTTATCGACTTGCCACGGCACAAGCGACCTTGCTAAACAAGGACGTGGAGCCGATTTGTGTTTAATCGGAAAATAACAAGTAAACAAAAGAAATCGTTCTTTGAAATAATTCGATAACAAGCCAGCCGATAACTTTTTGCCGATGCCAGCAAAATGATATATCTTTGCACCAAGTTCCGATATTGGAGCGAGATATTTATCATTTAACTTACAAAATTATGGCAGACACAATCGAGAAAGTTTATTGCACTGGGGACGGTGGCAATGACAACCTAGCGGCAGCCATGCTTGCTAGAGGCAGAGACAACGACCCAGCGACCATGCTGGCAGCGATGAACGGAGGCATGGGCGGTGGTTGGAACAACCCATTCGCTTACATGATGATGTTAGGCATGTTCCGCTTTATGTACGGCGACGGATGGAATGGTGGGCAGAACGGAAACGTTCAGAGAGCCGAAATCCAGTCTCAGATAGACAGCCTGCGCAACCAGATGAGCGACAACCACAACAGCGACTTATTGATGGGAGCCATCCAAGGCAACAATCAAGACTTGAAGACGCTGGCGGCTAATCTCAACTGCGATTTCAACGCATTACAGGCAGGTGTATGCAACGTACAAGCAGCCATTCAGCAGGTGAGCGGACAAGTCGGCTTCAGTGCCGAACGAGTAATCAACGCAGCGAACCTCGGCAACCTCAACATCATCCAGCAGTTGAAGGACTGTTGCTGCACAACGCAACAGAACATCACTCGCATGGGCTACGAGAACCAGCTGGGGCAAAAGGACATCGAGAACTCAATGCAGCGAGGCTTCGAGTTCAACAACCGCAGCGTAGAGCGAGGCTTCTCGGCACTCGGTTTCCAGTTGCAGCAGGACAAATGCGACATTATCCGCTCCAACCAAGACAACACACACAGCGGATAGTCGACGTTCTCAACCAGCACTGGCAGCAGGATTTGCAGCAACGCTACAACGACGCACGCCTGGAACTCTCACAGCAGAGACAGAACGCAGCACTCATCGCAGCGTTGAAGACCACCACGACCACCACGGCAACAGCCTAGGATGGTTGGAACGGAAACAGACAAAGGGGCAACTCGCCGTGCTATCGGTGAGACCCCTATTTTTGCATTATCGAATTATTAACTAAAAGAGCGCATCATGGAATTTAAAAACATACAGAGAAATCACCCAGTCTATGTACTGGATAAGCAGCAGGTGGAAGTGAGGGAAGGCAAGGTAACTGACAATCAACCGCACATCAACACTGGCATCGCAACCATATCGGGGAGCGGACAGCCCATGCGAGACGTAACAATCGACGTGGACGGAAAGCAGACCATCTACACCATCCCCGAGCACCTATCGGTAGCCCTTGCCGGCGACCTTGTTTTGGCGACCGAGAAATCAGACCTTATCCCCGAAGTGGGGAAAATGGTTAATGAAGCCGACGAAATCATCAAGGCATACGAGCCAAGCAAGGAGCGGAAAGCCAAGGGCGAGGAACTACTTGCCACCCTTAACCCAGCCATCAAGGAGAAGCAGGAAACAGAAAAGCGTTTCAAGGCGCTGGAGGGCGATATTAGCGGCATTCGCGGTATGGTTAAGCAATTACTCGACAAGTTAGGATAGGAGGGCGCACAATGAAGAAAATCATCGTTATGCGCCATTCTTGCGATAGCGAGGAAGAGCGACACCAGCACCAAGGGAACGAAATCATTCACGGCTTGCCATACGAGACGGCGGCAAGGGCGTTGATGGGAGCCAGTGGATATTCGGCATACGTCGCCAAGCATGGCTACCATTTCACGAAGCAGCTTGCAGTCTGGGCGAGCGAACAGATGAGGAACGTGGACGGAACGAGCCACCGATGGACGGTTGAGCAAATACGTTTGGCGACCAACAACGAGATAATACCGAAGGGAACGACTATCGGGGACATTCTCTATTTGGCTAACATGGCTTATTCTGATTTCTACCCAAAGGTAATCAAGACCGAAAGCGACTGCATACAATACGCAATAGCCGTAGCCAGCGACCCCGATGGTTACGAGGGCATGGCATTCTGCAGGTGGACGGCAGACCTTATCGGCAAGGGAGCGACCATCGACTGGGAGAAGCTAGAGTAATTTAATCAAAAACAAAAAAAACGATATGACAGAAATCATCCAAACTTTCATGGTGGAGCACCTTTATCGGTTCGCCTTCATCGTAACACTTTGCATGGGCTTGATGCTCATTGCCATGGTCGTAGATTTGGTTTTCGGAGTTCGAAAAGCCAAGATTAATGGAGAAGCTACAACCAGCACGGGGCTGAAGAAGACCTGCGACAAGGCAAGGAAATATTTCTCGCCCTACATGGCAACCGTCTGTATCGACACCATCGCAGCATGCGCAGATTGCCCGATACCCATTTTCTCAATGCTGTGGGCAGCTTATTGCATCTTTTGCGAGTTCATCAGCATAAGAGAAAAGGCGTGGCAGAAGGCAGAGATACGGAAGCAAGAGCGAACGATGAAGGTAATCCTAGAAAACAAAGACGACATCGCCAAGACATTACTCCAGCTACTCAACCAACAACAAGACCAAGAAGGAGGGCAGAAAGATGAAAGTAAGTAGAATTCAGTTGGCGGCAATCATGCCCAACGCAGGTTGCCGCATCGACACCTATCTACCCATCATCAACGGATGGAGCGAGCATTTCCGCATCAATACCCCACTTCGTATGGCACACTATCTAGCGCAGATTGCCCACGAGAGCGGAGAACTCCGATACACCAAGGAGCTAGCAAGCGGCAGGGCATACGAGGGCAGGAAAGACCTCGGCAACACCCAGCAGGGCGATGGCGTGAAATACAAGGGGCGTGGGCTGATTCAGATAACTGGCAGGGCTAATTACGAGAAGTACGCAAAATATTGTGGCTATGATGTAGTGAAGAAGCCAGAGCTTCTTGCACAGCCCTTCGGATCCACACGCTCATCCATGTGGGTATTTGATACCTTTGGGTGCAATGAATTAGCAGACGAGGATAATCTGAGAGCAATCAGAAAGAAAATTAACGGTGGTTACAATGGTCTAGACAAATGCGAGGAGTATTTGAAGAGAGCCAAGCAGGCACTGGAAATTTAACAGTGTTTGCACAATAAACACGACCATTTAGCGTTTATATAGCATGAAGACAACAAGAAAAGGCGAAATTTTGCGTTCTGCGGCTTTATTTCTCGCGGTGCTTGTAATTACCCCACTTTTGGTTTTGAGCTGTTCCTGCGCAAAAACAGCCCAAAATAACACGATTTTCCGTGATAGCTCACAGGTGAGCCGCAGGACGGACAGCATTAACAAGCGCACATGCCACTGGCAGGACACCCAGCGGCACGATAGTATCTACAAGCAGGACAGCGTTGTCGTATACATCAAGGGCGACACCATCATCAAGGAGCGGTGGCACCTGCTAACGACCACCAAGTGGAAGACAACGACCAAGACGGACACCATCGTTGGAGATACATACGTTTGCATGACCGATACCATCAAGGTCAAGTATTACGTGAACCGATACAAGACCAAGCAGGTGGAGAAGCCGATGAGCACATGGAAGAGAGCAAGATTATTCGTTGGCGACTGCGTATTGCTTTTCCTAGCACTCGTTGCCGTGAACTGGCTAAGGCTGCGCATCCAGAGAAAAGACGTTCAATAGGTTCAATCATAAGCAAGTGTTAGAACTTCAATTCATTTTTTATCATGTTTAATTAGTGTGTGAGGCAAGGAGCGCAAGCGAGCGTTTCCCCTGCCTTTTTTGTTCGGAAGGACTTTTATCAATCATTGAGAGAAGAGGGTAGGGAGATAAGAGTTAGAGATAACGCATGCACGCACACAGCTTGCGCACGACAGAGGCGCACCTGCGCTTGTATGCGTTATTATTATATACAAGTGTGGACAACTAAGGCAACCGATTGAGTATCATTCACTTATGAACGACCGAAACGACCACAAGAACGACCGAAAATGACCGAAAATTGCCATGTTTTCATAGTAAACACACAAAATTTGTTAAAATATTAATATCTTTTGCTGAAACTTTTGGTGGAACGGAAAAATATTAATATCTTTGCAGTGTGTTTGGAAGACAAGCACAAGTAAACATTCAGTAACATTTAAAAACATTCAGAAATTATGAAAAAGTCAACAGTTAAGGAAAACGTTTTAGAGTTCACAACCAAGTTTATTAACTCTAACTTTCGCATCAAGGTCTTCGGACATGACGAGAACGGAAAGAAAATAAACACCCTCGTAGGAGTGAGCGGTATCTTGAAGCTCATCGGAGCGGAACTTTTCAACAAGTTCATCAAGAGAGCATTGAAGGCAGGTTTGGACGCTTGCCGCTGCGCATTGAGAAGAGGTTTGGTAGTAACGCTTTATGCTAAGTAATCAATGGAGGACGGTATAATGGGAAAGACATATTACATATCAGAGGTTGAGTACAACGAGGAAATACACGACTATTGCCTGATTGGTGAGCCAATGCCAACAACCTGTAAAACATTGAGAAATGCGGTTCTGATTGCAGAGGCGATGGGGGCAAAAAAAGAGTTCTCTTTCAATGACAATGGAGAAAGAAAGGTTATATTGAGCCATCACTACGAATTCTCCGATGGAACGACAGAGGACACAACCGAAATGGTATATAAACTAGTATATTAACCAGCTGGGGAGCAATCCCCAGCACTAAACATCAAGATATGACACAGTACATTTTGAACGGCAAAAGTTCCACTGGAACAGTCGATAGCCACATAGAGGATTACAGAACCAAGGAGAAGATGGAGCAGGAGTTTGCACGCATCAAGGAAGTTTTCAGAAATAATCCGTTTATGGAGGTTTTCGATGAGCAGGAAAGAAGCTTCAAGGCAAAGGTCGGAAGCGTAATATTTGAGTATTACATAACAGAAAGAGATGTGGACGTATGAAGAAGTTTATTATTGAAGCCAAGGATATGAACGAACACACCTATCAAATCGACGAGTACGACACCAAGCAGCAAGCCATCGGTGGGCTAAAGCAGGAACGTGCGTGGCTTGCAGCCAGTGATATGATAAAGATAACAGACCAAGGAGAGAACCGATTTAGAGCCGATAACATTAAGTATGGCGATTCGGCAGAGTATTACATTAAGGAGAAATAGATATGGAGACATCGGTATTTTATCTAAACGAAAGATGGAGTGCTTGCGATTGCAGTGACAATCCACGTTATGCAGAATACCCAACCTTGCAGCAAGCAAGGGAGGCTTTGGCAAAGGTCAAGAAATCATTGACCGATGGTTTCCTTGCTGGAGAACTTATCGAGGAAACCCAAAACTCGGTCAAGGTAATGATGACCGTCAACTGGGTAGAGCATTACATAACAGCAGAGTAAAAACGTTTTCAGCCCTAGCGCATCACGGTTAAGCGCATTCGCTATGAAGAAAGAACAATTGTACAGAGGCATTGACATCAATGAGGAACTAAAGAAGTTCGATGTGATTGACGGAATGGGAGACCATTCCGTAGGAAGTATTGGCAGTGCGCTTTATGGATTGTACGGAGCAGACGACACGTTCCGTAGAAGATTCAAGGCTCTCATCGAAGAGAGACGTGCAGAACTGAACGAGGAATTCGACAAATTATAAGGATATGAAGGAATACGACAAGATACCAGCACAAGCAGTGGTCGAGGTAACGACCAGCTGGGGAAGAACCTGCTTGCGTGAGATAGGTCGAGGACTGGAGGAAGGCACCATCCTCGAAGGATATTACTACCCAATAAGCAAGGGATTCGATTTCCAGTGGAAGGGCGAGGGCGCAATGCTATGGATTGGGGACAACGGAAGATTGGTAAGTCTCGGAGAAGGTCAGAAGCACAAGTATATGATGCTTGACCGAATGTTGCAGGATTGCAAGTACTTCCTTCGCAACCCATACGAGCGACACCTCTATTTCCCTAGCATCGCTAGACACTGCAAGGAAATGCGCCAGTACTGGAAGGAACTCAACATCAAGCCAGAGTGGTTGAGCTACAAGCAGATTGGCAAACTGGAGCACAAGATGAACCGTATGAAGACAAAACTGGATAGACAATATAAAAAATACCATAATGAAGAAAAAGATTAAGAGCACGAAGAAGGGAGGTGGAACGACCGTAACATTGGTTGGAGTCCAAATCGACAACGACCTTTTGCCCTACTTGAAGGCACTCCCGAACAAGTCAAGATTCATCAATGATTTGTTAAGAAAGAAATTTTTCGGCAAATAATTTGGCAGTTTCAAAAACTATGCGTACCTTTGCAGCCACTGAATGTTTAAAGTGGCTTGCCACTTATTACCCCAGCGGCTCGACTTTTTCACCGTTGGGGTATTTTTATGCTTATTCCCAAATAACCCCGATATTTGCGCCAAGAGACGTTTCTGCTTGTTTGACGTAAAATTACACGCCAAAGCAATTCGATACGTTTCTAGCGCAAATTTCCTCAAAATAACTCATTTCCTTCCGTAAAGCACCCAGTCTATGACTTTGCGGTTCGCATTGTCCACTCGGGATAGGTCGGCATTGATGTAGGTGTCGGTGACACGAACACCGAACGAGTGACCAAGGGCTAGCGACACCACGTCTTTAGATATTCCTAGGTTGAAGGCGATGGATGCCCACGAATATCTAGCGTAGTAAGACGTGAGACCTTCACGGACGGTGCGCAATGCGTGGTTGAACGAATTGGCGAACGATGGATAGCTTGCGTAGTCCTCGCAGAAAGAGAGCAACCTTTCTTTGCCCTTGTACTTTTCTAGCAGGGCGATGGCCTCGGGCTGGAGGAGAACGGAGTACTTCTTGCTAGTTTTCAGTCGGACGTATTCCAGTCTTCCGTCTATGACGTTTGCGGACGTGAGATTGTACATATCGTGCATATTGATACCCAGCAGCAGGAACGAAAGCAGGAACGCATCGATGAACTTTTGCAGTTTGTCGGGTAGCCCTTTTGTGTTAATCACGGATTGCAGTTCCTCGACCTTCAAGTCACGGAATGGGGTTTCCTTCATCGAGACCTTGAACCTACGGAAAGGGTACTTAGCCGTGAACTCATTGTCGATTGCGTAATTGAAGACCGCACGCAGGCAGCGGAACTTAGCCACGATGGTATTGTTGGATAGCCCGATTGCGGCAAGATGACCTTTTAAGCGTTCCAGCCAGTCTAGGTTGACCTCGTCTATTGGCAGGGTATCAGCGGAAGGGGCGAAGTTCTCGATGTCGTGCCAAGTGGCAATGTAATTTGCCCTAGTTTGCGCACGTTTGGTCGCCATATACTTCTCGAAGACTGAATGCAGGGTAGTAGGCGCACTTTTCCCTGGGCAAGCTTCTGCCAACATCAGCTCCTTGAGTTGTCGGGCGGTTATGTCTCCTCGATAATCATCACGGCACTGGACACGCATCAGCATACGGTTGTAGAAGCTGAGACGGTCGAGTAGAAAATCATTGACCGCATCACGATCGGGTCGCTTGCGGACACGACCGAGCCGCTTGTCCCACTCGTCAGCCTTGCAGTATTGGCTGAGGGAAATGAAGGCGGTGCTTCCGTGGTGGTTGACAGCTAGCCGAATGCAGGACGTACCATCGGCACGCTTGTTTCTTGTATCTAAGTATAGTTTGAGTGTTGCCATATTTCTGTTGCAGTTGTATTGCAGTTAATTTGCAGCTAGGTGGGGCTAGGTGCGCCCGAATGGTGCAAGGTTGAGACCCAGCCGCACGGACTGAGAAGTCTCCACCAGCCGCAAACAAAGGGTGTTCAGTGCTAAAAAAGCTCAATTTCATTGCAAAGTTAAATAGGGTTCGTAAGTGTACTGATATTCAATCACTTGGAGCTTATGGATTTTTTCTTGCAGTTTTTATTCAGATTTTTCACTATTTCGGCAGTGAAACCGACCTCATAGAAGTCCCCGATGCCAAGGAGCAGCCAGTGGGGGTTGACGTGGTAGTCACGGACTAGGTACTGGAGCCAAGCGCAGCGGAATCGACCGAAGCACTCGGCAGGGTCTTTGCGCAGGGATATTGTGTTCCAGCGGTTGAGACCGTAACGTTCCGTGATAGTCTTCAAGCCACCGATGCAGCCATCAGCCTTCAAGCGGTCAAGAGCAGAGAACCAGCGTTCCACTATCTGGATTGAGTCGTTTTCATTTTCCTTTGCCATAAATCATATTTTGTTTTGAGTAGGCACGGCTGAAAACAGAATCCAGCCGTACCCGATGGTTATTCAATCTTTTCTCCCAGTCTTGGAGCTGGAGCAGGGAGGGGCGAGAAGCCAGCAGCGCATCGACCTCGGTGGAGGTGAGTACTGGAAGGTATTTCTCGTAACAGATAACATTGTTAAGACGGAACATAGGTTGAAGCGAACATTAAGAGCAGATAACCTAGAACCGCCGCAAATCCAAAATAGAGATATATCTTTGCGATTTTCTCATTTTTGGCTATTTGCTCATCATCAGCCTCTAATTCTATTTTTCTTCTCGAAAGCTGGTGCCCATCGTAACGCTCGCCAATCTTGCATCGCCTATCAGCAACCCATATAGCCTGGGACTCATATTGCCAGCCATAGGCAGTATATTTATTTTTTAGTTTTCTGTAGCCAACAATCAGCAGGATAACTCCACCGATGATGCTAAAGAGAAAACCAAAGAAACCCCAAAACCAAGCAGCAGCCACAGAAGGATTGATTGGCTGGATGCCTTCATCCTCGATTTGCCCGACACTAGAGACACGTTCACTGGAGCTATTTCCCGATACGCTTCTGTGAGGAATGGAATGCGCATCGCCATAGATATTGTTGCTTACTACTCGTCCAGCATCACGTCCGACTTGATTGACGGCGGAGCGAACGAAACCTTTTGCCAGTCCATTAATGAAACTTCCCATATTACTTTTCGTTTAAATGATTAATATTCCTATTATAGAACTCATTCCACGCCTTCTTCTTGACGAAGACGAAGAAGAGGAAGAGACCGAGGGCTACCATCAGCAGGTGCAGCGTATGGAGCAGCGAGCCGAAGCCATAGGAACGCTGGAAGTCGATGCAGAAGGAAATCAGCACGCCGTACGTGACGAATGCCCTATGCACCCAGCAGAAGCCATAGGCGAGGGACACGATCGTCCAAGCCACGAATCCAAAGAACGAGCAATCGAAAATCCACTCGGTGAGTTTCGCTCGATACCCCAGCGATAGCAGGATGCAGTGGATGAGCATCACAAATGCCCCTATTGGAGGGATGATGCCGATTATCAATCTGCTAGCCTTCCATAGCCAGCTTTTACCAAGAGCTGCAAGAAGAACCTTCTCCTTCCGCTCGATGAAGTCCTCGTTTTCCATAATCGAATTATTTTTGTCCGACAATCGAGAGCAGGGTTTCGATTTGCTTTTGCAGGAACTCATTTTGCTCTCGTAACAATTTGTTCTCAGCTTGCAGGGCTGCATCGCCACCGATGGACTGGGAGACGTTGGAGCTATTCGAGCCGTTGACGTTCGAGCCAATGACCGCATTCTCCATTTCCGCAGGGAGCGGTGGAGCGCACTTGTCGATGATGGCTTTAATCTTTGCGATAAAGTCTGCCTTCAACGACTTTGCTTTTAATTTTCCGTTTAAATTCTGAGGGCTTGTTTCTAGCTCCTCGGCTACCATAGAAAGAGACATTCCTCTTTGCTTTAGGTATATTTTCATTTCTTCTCCAGTCATAAATGTAACTTTTTAATAAAAGTAAATTAAAGTAAAGAATTTATAAATTTAAATACAAGTATTTGGTTTTATAAATATTTCTTTTTAATTTTGCAACCGAATTACAGAACGAGTTTAAAAACTCTTTTGCAAAGATAAAGAAAATAATTGAAAATGCAATAAAAAATGGGAGAAAATTTTAACTACGATTTTCGAACACCGTTGCAGAAGCAGCAGGACGAAAGAAAGAAGCGAATGATTTCGATGTTCGCAGATTTCCGAGCAAAGGCACCTGCCGATACCTCGGACAACCGAATAATGATGGCGATTGCGATGCAGGTTGGCTGCACACCTCAGAACGTGAGAGCGTGCTTGGTCAAGGCAAAGGTAATCACGCCAAAGAGACGTGCGGTAGCGCACAAGTAAGTTTAACCCTTTAAACATTCAGTGATATGAAGAAGGTTTTAGAGTTTTTCGTGAGTGACAATTTTTTTACGGTGGCAGCTGCCATCCTAGTCGTTTCATTAATTTACTGGAGGGCATAGCGTATGACTAACGAAGAGCCAAGGGTAGCGGATGCAGGTCGCTACACCGTATCGGAGACGTGCAAGGCACTGGGCATTCATCGAAACACCTTGCGCCGCTGGCTTCAAGCTGGCAAGATAAACTGCAAGTTCAGAAGAATCGACAACCGCAAGGTTTTCGAGGGAAAGGAGATAAAGAAAGTTTGGAGGGTTGCCCTATGAGTAAGCTATCAATCAATATGCGCCGCTTGATCGTGAAGTGGACGGATATTCGCTGGCTGATTATGAGCCACAAGGCGAATGTTAAGACACGGAACCGTTGCAAACTCAACAACAAGTGCTATTATGAGGCAATGCGCAGAGTGCAGTACAGAGAGTTTGGTGGCAACCTATGCGTTGCACTGGACAATATCCCGCTCATTCCGCTTGATGGAACGGACAACGAGGTGTTGAAGTCTTGCAGGGAGACTTTTCAGTCATACATTTTCGACCAGAGAGGAGGCAACCGATGAGACCAAAGATTATCGAGGAATGCCGCAAGAAGATGTACGATGCGATTTGGCTGGAGATAGACCGAGACCCTCAGAGACCAGCGGTAGCAAGGGTGGACATCGAGACACCAGCAGGAAGCATTTGCATTTGGTGCGACCCAATAAGCAACACGGCGGTAGTGACACACAAGGAAGGTAACAATGACACCGAGCGACTGGAGGAAGCCATCGAGGGATGCGTGGACTACCAAGACGTGCTGGATGATTACCTAAGGGAGAATCCCGAGTGCATCAGTCAAGAGACATATCCACCACTTGACAAGTTTGACACACAAAGGCTTGACCAGCTTACGCTGGAGTTGATTTAGGCTACTTTTTTCTATCGTGTTTCGGACGTGGGGGGGTGAAGTTCACTCGTAATAACACTCTTGAAAGTTTGGCGACTCTCCACGTCCTTTTTCACGGAATCATTAACAACAATATAAAACAAGAAGAGAATTATGGAAAATGAGATTATCCAAGTTAATGGCGGCGAAATGCTGGCAGCGTTGAACCGCAGCGAGATTGATATGCAGATTGCCACGGCGCACAGAATGCCAAGAGACATCGAGCAGTGCAAGAAGAATATGATTACACTTGCCACGATGGACGATACAATTGCATACAATTGCTTCTACCACTTGGAGCGTGAAGACCGCAAGACTGGTCAGAAGTCAGTTATAGAAGGTCCGAGCGTTCGCTTCACCGAGATTATTTCCGCCTGCTGGAAGAATCTTCGCATAGCAGGGCGCATCGTTGCGAATGACGGAAAGACCATCACGGCGCAGGGAATCTGCCATGACCTAGAGAGCAACGTGGCGTACCAGACGGAGGTCAAGCGAAGCATCGTCAACAAGTACGGCTCGACCTTCTCGCAGGATATGCAGGTAGTGGTCGGCAATGCGGCGGTTGCGATAGCCCAGCGCAATGCCATCTGCAAGGTTGTGCCGATGGTACTCATCAAGAGTGTTGTCAACGAGGTGCAGGAGCTGGCAAAGGAGCACATCGCCAAGGTCGGCGTGCAGGAAAGCTGGAAGCAGTGGGTAGCCTATATGCAGCAGCAGTTCCAAGTGACCGAGGGAATGATGCTGGAGTACTTGGGCAAGCAGAGCCGTGAGGACTTGACGGTGGCGGACATTCAGACCATCGTAGGTGCATACAATGCCATCAACGAGCGAACATCAACCGTTGAGGAGACCTTCAAGAAGCCTAAGGAGCAGAAGAAGATAGCGGAGAACGCTCAGAAGGCGGCGGAGAACGCACAACAGAAGGCGCAAGCGGCTATGCAGCGTTCGCAGGGCGCAAAGGGCGCAGCCAAGAAATAAGAGAACACTTAAATTTTGCCAGCCACCCATCCCGACCAGCAGATTTAATGCTCCTACCAATCGGGGGGGGTGGTTTTACAAAGGCTTTTTATATTAGTTAATATATTTGTTATAACGTTTGCCCGAATCGCCACGGAGTAACCTATGGGGGTGGGCACCCATACGATCGTAAAGCTGGTAAGGGAATCCGTGGCACTTTTAAACATTCAGTGAAAAATTATGAAGAAAGTAATCAAGTACAAGACAAGAGAGGAGTGGCTGAAGAACCGCTCCAACGGAATAGGCGCATCAGAGGCTGGCACCGTTCTTGGGTTGAACCCTTGGGAGACCCCATACCAGCTGTGGAGACGAAAGAAGGGAATCGACCCACCAAAGCAAGAGAACTTCGCAATGGTGGCAGGACACCTGCTGGAGGATGCCGTGGCCCAGTTCTTCGCAAGGGAAAGTCACTGCACCATCATCAAGGCTTCGACCGACGACTTTACGATAATGAACACGGACACACCGTTTATGCGTGTGTCTCCTGATCGTACTTTTTGGAGACTGGGGGCTAAGCACAACGAGAAGGAGAAATCCATATTGGAGTGCAAGACAACGCAGATGCAGATTGATGCAGACGATTTGCCCAAGCATTGGTTCTGCCAGCTGCAAATGAACCTCGGGGTCGGCGAGTATCAGAACGGAGCGTTGGCTTGGCTTACCCAAGGCAGGGAGTTCGGCTACAGAGACATCGACTTCGACCCCGACTTCTTCGCTTGGATGAAGGAGGAGATAACGAAGTTTTGGCAGGACTACATCATCGGAGACCAAGAGCCGCCAGCGTACAATGCGCAGGACGTGCTACTTAAATCCCCAATTCACGAGGTAGGGAAGACGGTGGAGGCAACTTCGGAGATTGCGGAAATGCTCCTAGAGTTGAAGGACATCAAGGAGAAGGGCAAGGCACTGGAGGCGAAGCAGAAGGAAATCGAGGACAGCTTGAAGATGTTCTTCGGGAACGCTGAGAGCATCATCGACCAAGGCGGAAGAACGCTGGCGACCTGGAAAGCACCCAAGCCGAGCGAGAAGTTCGATGCCAAGGCATTTCAGACCGACCACCCCGAAGAGGCAGCTGCATACATAAAGCAGGTGCAGGGGGCACGAAGATTATTAATCAAGTAATAACATTCAGTATGCAGATAGCAATATCACGAACAGACCTAAAGGCGGTAATTAGCTACTTGGAAGCCTATGCCGCCACAAGGTCTCCAACAATGAGCAGCAGCCAGCTAAACAAGCTGAGAATGGCAACCGTGCTAAAGCGGAAGCTTGAAAAGAAATTATCATTATAGGAAAAGTTATGAGCGAATCATTTATCATATACACATCGTATCTAAAGGTTTTCGAGCAACTTACAGATGCGCAGCTTGGTAAGCTTACTAGATGTATGCTTACGTTTGCCAAGACTGGAGAAGAACCAGCTATAGAAGACCCAATCGTTAAGTTATCATTCGCCTTTATCAAAGATGATATTGAGCGAAATCAAAAGAAGTACGAAGAAAAGTGCGAAAAGTTACGTGCAAATGCACAAAAACGCTGGAACAAAAAGCAATTGAATGCAGAAGCACCCGACATCGTGCAAAAGCAAGCAAATGGATGCAAAAGTATGCAATTGCATACAAATGCACAAATTGCAATGCATAATGATAATGATAATGATAATGATAATGATAATGATGTTACTAACGTAACAGATAGTATTAATATAGAATCTTCTAAAGAAGCTTCTAAGTCAACTTTTGCCGAGCAAAAGCTTGACCCTGCATCGAAGCCATCGAAAGAGAAGTCTTCAAAGATAGACTATGCAGCCATCAAGGAGTACTGGAACACTCAGCACGACAAGACAGGCAGCGCAATGCCAAGGTTGACCCTTATGACCGAGAACCGCAAGGTGATGGTCAAGGCGAGATTGAGGCAGTGTGGCGGCGACAAGGCGAAGCTAAAGCAAGCCATCGACCAAGCGATGGGGTCCGACTTTATGAACGGCAATAATTCCCGAAACTGGGTCGGCAAGTTCGACTGGATATTTGGCAACGAGCAGAACTTCACGAAAGTGCTGGAGGGCAATTACGACAACGAAGAGAGCCGCCAGCAGCCAGCAGCCAAGGGCAACCAATCACTGGAGACTGGCAGGGAGACGATCGGGGAGCGATGGGCGGAAGCCAAGCACCAGCAGCCGCAGGGGAACGAGCAGCAGAGCCAAGACAACAAATACAGAGTTGTCATTTCGTCAATGCTCGAAGACCTACGCAAGAATCCGAGCAACCGACCAGCCCAGCAATCGCTCGAAAGGTTCTACGAGGCTGGCGTGTTGCAGCGACTCGGGATTGACTGGAAGCCGAAGAAATGACCAAGGAGGGCAAAATTAGCCGCTCTGAGACGTTTTAATGCCTCGGACGGTAAATTATAAGTCAAACAATTTTTAAACGCTTTAAAACGCAAATTTTATGGATAATAAGCATTCAGTGACAAAGGAACTCGATGTAACAATCGAGATTGAGGACTTTTTCGATGAGCTCGAAACGAGCGACAAGAAGGAGTTTTTGACAGAGCAGTTCGAAGACCTCGATGCAAAAGACCAGATCGAGGTGGCGAAAGATGCGCTGGAGTTTCTAGGAGACTCAGACCTTGCGGACGTGTTGAACGATAAGTTCTTCTATCTCGATGAGAAGAACCAAGACAGATTGCTGGAGACCATCATCGACCAGCTTACGACCTCGCAGGTGCAGGGATTGAGAGACTATTTGCAGGAGGACTAGGATATGGCAGAGGACAAATTGTTTTTCCACGAGTGCCGAGCCGCTGGCTGGGTATTCAAGGACTGTGACGAGTGGATGAAGTGGCTCAAAGAGAACGATGGGGACATCAGGAAGGCGGTGGCAACGCACAAGCACGGAGGAAAGTGCTTCCAATACACCGTCAACGATGCTTGCGTCAACCCGAACCGAATACGCTACGAGCTGCCCGACAACAAGATGATATACTGGGAGGCGAGAACCGCATACACCCAGTTCGGCTGGATTTGGGGCTATGGCATAGCGACCGCCAGCGGCGGTGGGGCAAGCCCTTGCAGCTACCCGAGCAGATACGACAACTTGGCGATATTCTACGAGCACGAGCAGGATGCAGCCAAGGATGCACTAAGTTTCATCATTAACCAGCTGGAGGGAATGCCGAAGAGCAAGGCGGTTTCGATGTTGCTCTATTACGCAAAGAAGAAGCGTGCGGACATTCAGCATCCCCAGCAGGAATTATTCAAGTAATCAGCCTATGGAAGTAGGAATCGGAATATTAATCATTTGCCTCTTGGCGATGGCTGGCACCTTGCTGGCCATCATCAAGGGCGAGCTAGAGAACAGAAAGAGAAATGAGAATCAAGGTTAAGTACTGCAACTATGAGGTTGTGGGGGGGGGTAATGACCCTAGACGTTAACGAGGAAGATTTGAAGGAGGCTCTATCCTCGAAGTTGAACAAAATTAAAAATTGGTTTTAGTATGGAACAAAACATAGATATTTACGAGATATTGAAGAGTGTGCCAGCTGGCGCAGAGTTGTATTCGCCAATGTGCGGAAAAGTTAGCTTTAGTAGCCTTGATGAAAACAAGGAAAGCGTGGAGGCGATATGGACGATGAACGACAATGGCGAGTATTCGTTTGACAAGTTCGGCAGATGGATTAAGTGTGGCGAGGTAATGCTTTTCCCTTCCAAGGAGAGCCGAGACTGGGAGAAGTTCGCCGAATCGCTGAAGCCAGCCTTCGAATTGGGCTCGCTCTACGTCTTCACTGAGGAAGACGAGGACGGCGAGATAACTATCATCGGTGAACTCATTGGTAAGAACGAGAGCCGAGACACACTGACATTCGGCAACCAGCTGGAGCTGGAGGTGGAGAACTTTGTGACTGACCAAGCCTTCGACCTTCGCATCAGCGCACACAAGGAGTTGAGACCAGCGACCGCCGAGGAATGCGAGCATTTCAAGAACGCAAAGGGACGTTGGGCGAACAGCAAGAAGAAGCACGAGTTCAAGACCTTCGACAAGGTGTTGGTGTGCAAGGGAGAGTGCGATGATTGGCTTCCTGCCATATATTGCCGCAAGAACGGTGGAACCCATCGGGTGTTTGTTCCTACTTTGGGCTTTGTTGGTAATTTCAAAAACTGCATCGAATACAAGGGACACGAGCACATAGCCTTCACGAGCAACCCCGAGACCGATTTGCCGTTCTAACCTATGGCGAGCGAGATATGCAAGGCGTGCGAGGTGGGTCGAAACTGCATCAACGGCAGGTACTGCCTACCTCGCAGGAAATATGTCGAACATTCATTAATCGAGAATTGCAATGAGTTTAGCGGAAGACAGAGCGAGGGAGAAACGCAACGAGTACAACAGGAAGTACTACCAGGCGCACAAGGAGAAGTGCAGGGCTAAGGCGAGGGCTTGGAGGGAGGCGAACCCCGAGAAGTACAAGGCGACCCAGCTAGCCTATGCGGAGAGGATGGGAAAGGAACTATCCCGAAAGCGTGAGGAGAGCAGAAGAAAGAGATTGGTTCAAGCGGTAGAGGGATGTAAGAATGCTCCCGACATCGAGAAAGCCAAGGCTCTCTTCAGAAGCCCGGTTGCGGCGGCGCACCTCCAGTGGCTTCTCGACAAGAGAAAATCAGAGATAAAAGATAACGCTCCCGAGCTGGCACCAGCAGACGGGGCAAGTGAATAACCAGCGGATGGCATCAAATAAAGCGGCAGAACTAACGTAAGTTGAACAAAGTAATTATTATTAATCTGACCCCACGGAAAGACGTGAGCCGCAAAATATGAAGCCATCTCAAACAAAAGAAAGCGAGGTGTTGATATGAAGACATAGAAAATAACTGAGTTATGAAAATTATCAATTCATCATAATCGGGGAATAGTGTTTGCGCAATAAACAAAAAAATAATCTCATTCGGTAAATTCTTTATTTTGCATCAGCAGACACTACCCCGATTTTTCCGTAGCCAAAACCCCTCGGCAAACAGTTGTCATTGAGAGAGGGGGGACTATAGGGGGGGGTAAGAGTTAGACTATAAGAGGCTAACGTGCGCACGGAATAACAATGAGAGCAAAACGACATCAAAACAGAGAACAAAACAGAAAACTAAATAGAAATGGAAAAAGGGAAAGTGGTAATCGGCATCGACCCAGACATCAATCAAAGCGGAGTCGGTGTCGTTTACTCGGACAAAAACGTTCAGACCTACAAGATGGAGTTTCCAAAATTGCTGGACTACCTTCGATATATGAACGAATGCTGCAAGACACTAAAAGTCGTGATAGAGGGCGGATGGCTCAATCAGTCCAACTGGCACGTACTGGGAAAGTTTATGAGCACAAGAAAGGCAGCTGCCATCGGACGTTCCACTGGAATGAATCATCAGACTGGAATCTTGATAACTGAGTGGTGCAAGCACAATGGCATCGACTGCCAAGTTATCAAACCACTCAAAAAGTGCTGGAGCGGTCAAGACGGAAAGATAACGCAAGACGAACTCAAGTACTTCATCGGAGACCTACCACGGATGAACCAAGACCAAAGGGACGCTCTCCTGATTGCTTGGGTGTATGCAGGGTTCACGGTACGTGTTATGCCCAAGAAGCCCATCAATATCTTGAAGAAGACAATCGGGAGCTTCGATAATTAGGTTAAAATTAATAAAAACAATACAAAGTCTCAATAAAAAGCGTATTTTTGCAGTGTTTTTGCAATAAACATCAAGAAAACGCATAGAACGTACCTAGAAAGCCGTAGAAATTCCTCGGTGTAAAACTACACACCCAAGGCAAACGAAGCCGATGGAGGGGAAATTCGGGAAAAATAGGAGGGTTCATCGGCACGATTTACACAAATAAAAAGACAGATATGGAAATTTTAAGTGAAAAAGACGGACTATTGCTGATTATGGTATTTTTCAGTTTTGTCCTATTGAGTATTCTTTGCGTGAAGCGCAGGGAGAAGACAAAGGAGGAGTTCTTGGTGGCTAACCACAATGCCCTTTGGGGGTTGACGGCATTCAGTATGGCGGCGACGTGGGTATGGGCACCTAGTATGTTCACGGCGGCGGAAAAAGCCTACACGCAGGGCTTCGCAGGTGTTTTTTGGTTCGTAGTGCCAAATGTGCTTACATTCATTCTGTTTGCGTTCTTCGCCAATAAAATGAGAAAGCTCAGACCGAACGGCTGGACATTCAGCGACTACATACGTGAGAAGTACAGCAAGAGAGCGCACACGATGTTTATGATCGAGAGCTTCGGTTTGCAGGTTTGCTCGATGGCGGTGCAGCTCTTGGCAGGTGCAGTGATATTTCACAAGATTACTGGACTGCCATTCTTCGCAACGACACTTATGCTGATAGCTATCCCTTTGCTCTATTCGATGGCAAACGGCATACGAGGATGTATCTCCAGCGACTTTGTTAAGATGGCATTCATCGCAGCCGTGCTCCTGATGGGATTGCCAATCATTTCCTCTAACGTAGATGCAGGGACGTTCGTGCGAGGACTTGGCGGTATCACTGGAGACTTTGGCAATTTGTTTGGCGAGAACGGCGTGGCGGTGATGTTGTCATTCGGAATCCCGACAACAATCGGACTGCTATCTGGAACGTTCGGAGACCAAATGTTTTGGCAGCGTGTCTTTTGCGTGAAGCCCGACAAGGTCAAGAAGACGATGATAACGGCGGCACTCATCTTCGCCATTGTCCCAATATCATTGGCGGCATTCGGCTTCTTTGTCGCAGGTGCAGGAATCGAGGTCGAGGACACTCAGCTGGTCAACGTAATGGCAGTTATCAATTTTGCCCCTCGATGGTTCCTCTATTTGTTCTTCTTGATGATATTGGCAGGACTGATTTCTACAGTTGACAGTATTCTTTGCGCCGTGTCGAGCGTGGCAGGACACGACCTAATAATGCGAGCACTAGGAAAGAATGAGCGCAACACAGAGGACAGCGTGATTGTAGGCGGTCGCAGATGGAGCAGCGTGGCAGTGTCACGCATTGCGATGGTGATTGTTGCGGTCTTGGCGGTATGTGTAGCCAATATCCCAGGCATAACTATTACGTATCTATTCCTCTTCTACGGCACTCTGAGGAGTTCGGTTATGCTGATTACCATCTTTGCAATCAAGGGCGTTAGAATGAGCGAGAAGGGTATCTTCTACGGAATCATCGTGAGCTTGGCGGTTGGACTTCCTTTGTTCGCATACGGAAATCTGAACGGCGACATTCCGATGATTCTCGCTGGCTCGCTGGCTACAATCGGCGCATCGGGCATTATGGCGGTATCTTTTGGCAACAAGAAATAACAATAACACAATAAAACGAAAAACAATGAAAAAGATTATTTTGACTTTTATGCTAGCCTTTGCGGCGGCATTCAGCGCAACGGCGCAGGTGTACGACGGAATCACGCAGCCAACACGTTTCCGTGTGTGGTCTCCAGTCACAATCTCCACCGACGACTCCAAGAACGTCTCTTATGCGCCTTTCGTGGCATTCAAGCAAGACCTAGGGGAGCGTTTCTCGATTACTCCAGTGTTCCAGTACAATGCGAACAAGGAGGCGGCTATCCCGCAGATTTGGCTGAACTACAACATCGCCAAGAAGTTCTATGTGCTATCACGTTCCATCTATGACACCAAGGCTGGTGAGTACAAGCATACCCTTTCGGCTACATACAAGCTGCCACTTGGATTTATGATTGACGGCACTTGGGAGAATATGTACGACGGAAAGAAGTTCGCAGATACCGATAGACTGCAATTCGTTGGCGGCTACGCTTATGGAAAGCTTGTTGGTAATGTTGGATATTCATTGCGTAACAAAAAGGGCGTAGTGGCAAACCTACGCATCAAGGTAACTGATTTCGACTGGCTCCAGCTAAAATATGACGCTGGGGCTAGAAATGTGCAGGTGAGCACGGCACTTCAATTCAACTAGGCTTATGGCAAAATATGTGTTAGGAAGAAAACAGACCTCCAAGAATGAAGACTTCTTGGAGGTGTGGCACAACATCGAGAAGTATGTTTCCAAGCAGGAGGCGGAAAAACTAGTTAGAGAGGCGGTTGCAGACATAAAGGCAAAGACCAAAGGAAAAAGTGTTGCGTACGCTTGGAGCGGCGGTAAGGACAGTCTAGCGTTGCAGGTGGTATGCGAGAAGGCAGGAATACATCGATGCGTACTTTGTACGGCCTCGAAACTTGAATATCCTTCTTTTGTTGATTGGTGCAAGGAACACGCACCAAAGGGGCTGACCATCGTGGATAACGAGAAGTTAGATGTGGAGTATGTTGCCAGGCACCCGAATATGCTTTTCCCGAAAGAATCGAAATATGCAGCGCAATGGTTTCATATACTCCAGCACAGAGGGCAAGCTAAATACTTCAAGGAACAACATCTAGACATCATCTGCCTAGGTCGTCGTCTTCAAGACGGAAACCACGTTGGGGGGGCAGGTCAAAACATCTACACGGACGGAAAGGGAGTAACAAGATTCTCGCCAATCTCCAAGTGGAGGCACGAAGACGTGCTGGCGGTTATCCATTACTTCTTGAACGACCAAATGCCACCTATTTACAATTGGAAAAACGGTTTCATCGTTGGCACTGGCGTGTGGGCGGCTCGACAATGGGTTGGAACGGTACAGAACGGATGGCAGGAGCTTTGGGACATCAATCCCTCTATGGTTTACGATGCAGCCAAGCACATTGTATCAGCGCAAGAATTTATTAACAACATCAAAAAATAACAATTATGGCAAAAAGCAAGATTAAGCAGGAAGAGAAGATCGTGAAGATTTCGGAGTTGATTGACAACCCCGACAACCCTAACACCCATCCCGAGGAGCAAATCAAGGGACTGGCGAAGAGTATGGATAGATACGGTCAGTACTATCCAATCATCGTTGACGAGAATATGGTTATCCTTTGCGGACACGGCAAGAAGGCGGCACTCCTTCTGAACAAGGAGACCGAGGCAAAGGTGGTGGTGATGCACGGATTGACCGAGAAGCAGAAAAAGAAGCTTCTATTGGAGGACAATAAGTTGCAGACACTTTCTTTCGTCAATTACGACAAGGTGGAGGGAATCATCAAGAGCATTGGCGAGGGAGACATCATCGGCTTCAATGACGATTTCGTCAACACCATCATCAATGGGAACGCCAATGCGACCGTGGATAACTTCGGTGTGGATTACTCCAAGCCAGCCGAGCAGCCAACGGCAGGGACACAAGGCGGCGCATCAGAGGCGGCGCAGGAAGACGTGCCCGAGGAAAAGGCGGAGCAGCAGGAGGCGACAATCGCCGAGTTTGACCAAGGCACCACAACAGCACGTACAATCATTTGCCCTCATTGCGGCAAGGAAATAACACTTTAGGCTTATGGCAGAGGAAAAGAGAGACTTGTTTGCGCCATTGCGCAACTTGCAGTTCATAGACAGAGACTTGGTCAAGCCAAACGATTACAACCCAAACAAGGTTTTGGAGAACAATCTGCAGCTTCTGACCGAGAGTATTCTGAACAATGGCTTCTGTTTTCCAATCGTCATTCGCCCCGATTACACCATCATCGACGGTTTTCATCGATGGATGGTGTCTGGGCGTGAGCCGTTGAAGACATTGCTAGGTAACAAAATTCCTGTCGTTATCGTTGACCACAAGAACAAGGCAGACGATGTGGCTGGAACAATCACGTTCAACCGTGCCCGAGGAACGCACCTGCTAGAGCCTATGGAACACATCGTGCAAGGGCTCATCAACGACGGTGTGCCAATCGAGGATATTTGCAAGAAGCTGGGAATGAAGAAGGAGGAAGTCTTTAGACTATCCAAGCTTGACAGAACGGCATTCTTGAAGTATCTGATTAAAGACCAAAGGTACTCGGAGGCAAAAATCATTTTAAGAAGCTAGAGCCTATGATTAGATACGGAGTAGGGGTTAGCGTGGTGGAGGCAGCCAAGCGCAGAATCCTAAAGATTTTCACGGAGAACAAATATGTTATACTTTCGTTCTCGGGCGGCAAGGATAGTCTTTGCTTGGCTGACGTGACCGTCAAGACGATGCAACAGTACAACATACCGTTCTCGAAGCTGATTGTCACGTTCTTCGACGAGGAAGCGATGTACCCCGATGTTATCAAGATTGTGGAGGAGTGGAGAATGCGCTTTTTGTCCCTCGGGGCAAGGTTCGTTTGGTACTGCCTCCCGATCAAGCATTATAATTGCTGCAATCAGTTGTCGAACGATGAGACCTTCATCTGCTGGGACCCTCGCAAGGTTAACGTTTGGGTACGCCCGATGCCGAAGTTCGCCGTGCGCAATCATCCGAAGTTCAAGATGGGTATGAACTATCAGACGTTCGCACCTATCATTTCCAAGGGATTGCCAACGCTGACTGGCGTTCGGTTGGCTGAGAGCATTCAGCGTGAAGTGTGTTTTTGCACAGAGAAAGACAAGCTATCTGGAATCGTCAAGCCATTGTACGACTGGAAGGATAACGATGTATGGCTCTATATCTTGCAGAACAACGTGAGAATCCCCGACACGTATATGTATTTGTACAAGGTCGGGGTAGCGAAGTCCAAGTTGAGAATATCTCAGTTCTTCTCGATAGACACCATCAAGAGCCTTCCAAAGGTGCTGGAGTTCTATCCCGACCTATATCAGCGAGTACTGGCTAGAGAACCGAACGTGGAGCTAGCTTTTCTCTATTGGGACACCGATATGTTCAGAAGCGGAAAGCAAAACAAGCAGTTCAAGGAAGAAGAGGGCGGCAAGGACTACAAAAAACTCCTAAAGGAAGAAATGGTTAAAGCCCACGCTAACCCTCAGAGCTACCCTGGATATAAGGCGGCATTTAAGTTGTACTCGAAGCTTTATGAGAGCGACCACCCGAGACTTTGGGCGGCGGTTTACCGATTGCTCATAGCAGGAGACCCAAAGGGACGTGAATATCGAGCAATAAATAAACATATACAAACAGACAGACAACGCAGCCTATGACAAGGAAGCAAAGGGAACAAAAGAAAGAGCAGCTTCTAAAGTGCTTGCAGCAGACGCTCGGCATCATCAATACGGCGTGCCTCCAAGCTGGGGTAGGACGAAAGACCTACTATAACTGGCTGAACGAAGACCCCGATTTCAAGGAGAAGGCGGAGGCGATAATGGAGACACAGAAGGACGTGGGCGAGGCGGCACTTTTGAAGCTTATCAGAGACGGCGACACGGCGGCTACTATCTTCTATGCCAAGACCAAGCTAAAGGATAGGGGCTACATCGAACGTCAAGAGATAACTGGAAAGGACGGCGAGCCGTTCCATAGTACAATCATCCAAGTACCCGACAACGACACCGCAAAATTGCTCGGGGACATTCAAAACGGAAAGAAATGAAAATAGACATAGTTACTAAAGTATTCAAGGGAAGTGCATCGGCGTACCGTGACGGAAAGCGTCTCATCGCCAACCGTGGCGGTACTCGTTCGGGGAAGACCTATTCCCTTATGCAGTTCCTTGTGGTACTTTGGCAACTTGTGCCAAACTTGGCGATAGACATCGTTTCCGAGAGTGGTCCGCACCTAAAGCGTGGTTGTATGCAGGACTTCGACGACTTGCTGGAGGTAAACGGCATTAAGCCCAAGCGTGACTACACTCAGAATCTGACCGACAAGACGTTCACGTTCGCCAACGGTTCCGTCATCCGTTTCTTCTCGGCTGACGACTGGGGAAAGGTCAAAGGCTCTAGGCGAGACGTGCTTTTCATCAACGAGGCCAACCGCATCAACTGGGAGACGTACCGACAACTTGCCGTGCGTACAACGAAGACCATCTTCATCGACTGGAATCCTGATAGCGAGTTTTGGTTCGAGCAAAGGGGGTTGCGTGACCGTGAGGACACAGAATTGATTGTGAGCACGTACAAGGACAATCCTTTTTTGGGAGAGCAGCAGATAGCCGAAATCGAGAGTTACAAGAATGACATCAACTGGTGGAAGGTGTATGGACTCGGCGAGGTCGGTTATCTCAAGGGACTGGTTTACACGAACTGGGTGCAGTGCCAGGAGATACCCGAGAATGCACGTCTTGTCGGAACTGGTGTTGACTTCGGATTTACCAATGACCCAACGGCGATTATCAAGGTTTACATCGCAGGAGGTGAGCTTTATATGGACGAGGTCGCTTACTTGCAAGGACTGACCAACGACCGAATTGCAGACATCATCAAACCGATTGCAGGAGTTAAGGTAGCGGATAGCGCCGAAATGAAATCTATCCAAGAGCTGGTCAACTATGGGGTACGGAATATCGAACCTTCCATTAAGGGAGCGGACAGCATCCGCAACGGCATTCAGATATTGCAGCGGTACAAATGGCACGTAACGCAACGCTCGTTGAATCTCATTCACGAATTAAGAAACTACAAGTGGGAGGAAGACAGAATCACTGGAGAGTTAAAAAACGTGCCGATAGACGCATTTAATCACGCACTAGATGCAGTTAGATATGTTGCACAGAACAAGCTAAGGCAACACAGACTAGGCACCGCTAGGGCGCACGTATTGAGGTATAACGATTAACAATTAAGCTTATGGATAAAGACACTACATTTGGCTACTGGGTGAGGGTAGCCCCATTTTCAGATTTCAAGCTGGAGGGAGATTTTTCCCGTCCAGCTTTTGTCGGTTCTGTGCCGACACCCGAGAATCTGAATCAATTAACAATCGGGCAACTGATAGATTTGTCCAGCCTCGGGGACACGAACGAAAGCCTATATTCCATCGTGACCACCATCCTTGGCATGAAGAGAGAGGACATCGACAAGGCTAGGGCGGCGGACGTGGTGAGGTTCGTTGGCTGGGTATCGGGCGAGGTGAAAAAGATTAACAAGATATTCGAGAGCACGAACGTGAAGCCCACCGCACTTGAGAAGAAGGCAGGGGTGGAGCAATTGAAGTTCGGGCTTTTCGGTATGCTGGACTGGTACGCAGTGAGGATGGGAATCAGCGACCACGACCAAGTGTTGAAGACACCGTGGCTGAGGATATACAAGTGCCTGGACATTGACAACAAGCGCACCCAGTACGAGAAGCGGTTGCAGAAGCTGGCGGCGGAAGAAACGAGAAATCAATCAAAACGAAGATAGGTATGAACACGATCGAGAGCACCATCAAGGAAATCGCCGAGAAGTATTTCAGCGGTTTTTCCTATGTATTCGACACTTGGGATAGAGCGGACACGAAGCTGGAGAAACTGGAGTACCCAGCAATCGTTTGCGTAATGCCAGTGTCGGGTCAGACCACCATCAAGGGTGGCAGGGTCAAGGACACAGAGAATATTGCGCTGGCATTCTTGGACATTGCGCCAAGGGGAGCGGACGGCGAGGACAACGAGGAGGTTTACACTCGTATGAAGGTGGCAGGGGCGAAGTTCCTTCAAGCCATCAACGAAACACGGAAGTTCGAGCCGATAACGGATGCCTACTATGAGGTTATTTGCGAGCGTCTGAGCACGATCGTGTCGGGGATAATGTACTCGTTGCAGATAGAGCAGACGGTGGGAGGGTGTAGCGTATGACAAAGGAACCTTTCGTTTTCGACCCAAAGGCGGCTAGTCTGATAATGCGTGAGGAGGCAGAGAGAGCAAAGCAGCTCATCATCAACCATATTCGCATCAATGGCCAGAATGCCAGCGGACGGACAATTGCCAGCCTTCACGTTGAGCAGCCCAGCGAAGAGGAGACAATCCTTTGGGGACACAAGCCGTTCGGCGTACTGGAGACAGGTAGAAGGGCGGGTAGAGTGCCCTATGGGTTTAGGGGTATAATTCTTCAGTGGATGAGAGATAAGGGCATCCACGGCACTCCAATCGCCTACAAGACCAAGCGAGCGCACAAGTACACGCCGCAGGAGCGTGGGGATATGAGTATGGCAGGTGCAATAGCACATACCATCGCCACCAAGGGAAGCAAGCTGCATCGCACTGGAGGCAGGGCTGACGTTTATTCTAACGTGATACCCGAGACAATGAAGAGATTGGGCGACCGTCTGATTTCCCTCATTCACTTGGGCATTGGTTCAATCAAACTAAACAATGAGACAATATGAGACAATATAACACCAACAACGGAATCATTATCCAATACACGGATGAGATTTGGATGGCGTTCCTTCCTTGCTTGGTCAAGGTCGATGGAGGCTCAACGAGCAGGGTGCAGCTGGATTTTGCTGACGATGACGGAAAGACGATGAGTTATTCCGTTGATGCGTTCGGGGCTTCGAGCACGATAGACTATCGAGAGTTCGTGCAAGCGTACTTCGATGGCATTGTTGATGCCGACATGGACTACACGCAGGAGGTGCAGTATAGCAGACTTGGGAAGGAGCTAACGATAGCAGTATCTGTTTATTCCGAGAGCGGAACTTTAATGGCTAGTATGAAATTTTCCACCTTCTTCGCCTGGGGGTCGTTGAGACTGGGAGAGACGTGGAACGGTTCCAAAAAACTTACGTGGTTCAAAAACTATCCGTTCTCGTTCGATTTGTACGTATCGCTAGCTTCGAAATTGATGATAGGGCACAATGCGACCCCTAAGACACTTTTGGAGGTGAGCGGAGGTAGGATTGTCAGAATTGGTAGCTCGGCACTGCCAAGCAAGGCGAGATATAGCACGGTTTATCTTTTCGATGGCACCATCGAGCAGGCTACCTTCGACGGCACTTTTGACCTAACTTTCGCAAAGGTGACTGGAACGCAAAAGGAGCTTCTTTGCATAGACATCAGAGACGAAGACAAGGGTACGTATCTTCGATGGATTGACCGCCACGGATTCGTGCGCTATTGGCTATTTACTGAGGGAGACGAATCACGCACAATAAGCAGTGACGGCGAGTTTATGAGGGACAATCTGCTGGAGTACCCGAGCGGAAGAAGGCAGAGCTACCAGCGTGAGGACGAGGTGGCTCTATGCGCACCGTTGGTGGATAGCGAGACCTTCGACTTCTTGCAGGACGTGGCGAGCAGTCCATACGTTGAGAGATACCTTGGAGGGGACGTTTGGGAGCCAGTGACCATCAAGGCAGGGACATACACCAAGAGCACCGCACCTTTGCAGGATTTTGTTTGCAATATGGTTTTGAACAACACAAATATCCAATCACTATGATATATCAGCAGCTTTATATTGACGGCGTTTTGATGGACTTGGACGAGAATACAAACATCGTCCTCGACATCAAAAGCAATCTTTTTCGGGACATAACGAAAATTGCAGCCAATAACACGTACACCATCAATCTCCCGAAGACCGTACACAATATGACGGCGATAGACTGGGCGGCTAAACCGAAGGCAGGGACTAAATACCCCTATGTTTTCCACAAGGCACGTTTTTTCAGAAACGGCCTTGAAATCATCAAGGATGGGCGGTTGACGCTCCTCAGCGTATCAGATACAATCGAGGTGGTGATTTATTGGGGCATTTTCCCAGCGTTCGATAAATTGCAGGAAAATAACTTGAAGCTAAACGAAATGAAGGCGGATGAAGCCAGATTGCCATTCTATAGGAGCAACACGATAGACAGTTTCAGCGATGCAATGGCAAGGGGATATTTTTATGCCGATTACGACTCATATCAATATCAAGAAGAAGATACGTACTGGCAGGGGAAGCAGGAAACTGTATCTTCTTCTTCATCGGTAGAAACTGCAAGAAGTACCGATGGCGAGACAAGCGCAAGCAGCGGAAGCTCCACTAGCGGCGGTGGCAGCTTTAGCGACAAGCATCTAGGTAGCCGCATTCTTCTGCCAACGGTGAGTGTTTCGTGGGTGCTTGGCGTGATAAAATCTAGCAGTGGAGTGAAATTTAGCTGGGATGAGGAATGCACTGAGTACATCGACACGCTAGCCATTCCGCTAGTGACACAGAATGCAGATGAGAAGACACTGGAGGGTGTTCTTGACATTTCGTTTGTCGGTATGAAGGCGAAGCTTGGCAAAATGAGTTTTTCGATAAACTCCATCATTTCCGCATTCGGCGAGACAGAAGGTGAAGAGGCAGACCAATTGACCGTCAAGGCTGGATGCACGATTAATCTAAATGTGAGCGCAAACTGGAAATGGGATGCTTCTTTAGCCAAACCGCAGGGAAGTAGAACGTTTACGCTGGAAGACGGAACGATTAAGGTCGTTTCCGTTTATTCCTATCCAACCACAAAAATTGTAGTGATCGTGACATCAGAGCACAAGGAAGGGGACGATGAAGACAGTTACATCAAGAAGTACACTGTAGGAAGCGATACACAGTACACTAGCAGCAACGACACGGAAATGCAGGGCGGTTATTTTGTACACGAAATAAATGGCGGCGGAAAGCTGGAGTTGCAGGAGGGGGACATCATAACGTTTGAGCTAGTAAACGCAAACAACGTCGTTCTAAGGAATATGAGCCTCTATGGAGCGACCGCAAGTGCAGACCTAGGAGACTCAGACAAAGTTCCATACGGCGGCACCTTCCCGATTGCCCTAAATTTGCCCGATGTGCAGGTAGTGGATTTTGTGAAGGTTTTGAGCCTTCTGACTGGTACATTCCCACGGCAGGTGCAGAATAATGAGCAGATAACTTTCGTGAAGTATTCGGCAATCATTGACAATAAGAAAAATGCGATAGATTGGTCAAAGCGATTAATACCTTCCAGCGGTAGCAATTTGCCTCGCAAAATAGAGTACACGACCGATGGCGGCTTCTGTAGGCATAACTACTACAAGTGGACGGAAGACGATACGGTAAAGGGAAGCTACAATGCGGATTTTCAGCTGGACAACGAGACCTTGGACTTGGAACAGAATGTGTGGACTTTGCCGTTTGCGGCTAGCGATGGCGACAAGGTGCCGATTCAGACACCGTACTCGGGGAACGGTTCGTTTGACCCAAAGCAGGAGGCATCGTCTAGCGGTGGAGACTATAAAGGCTGCAAGGATAGAATAACGAATATTCTTGATGACAACGGAAAGTCAAGGTTGCAGTTCAACATTGATTTGCAAGCATCCATCGATGATGGGTATGAGACTATCAAAAAATCGCTGGAGAAGCCAAAGGTTATCACGGAATACTTGTATCTGAGCGAGACAGAAATCTTGCATTTCGATGAGACCGTTCCTGTGTACCTGGCGCAGTATGGAGCTTACTTTGCGGTAACTGAGTTAAAGACAACGAGCAATGGCTACACGGAAGCCACATTGCTCCAATTGGAATTTTAAAATCAAATCATTATGGCAGTATCAGCAACAGAGGAGCAGAGAATCCTCGACATCAAGGTTAAGTACGAGGATGCGCTATATGGCATCGTTCGCTACAAGGAAAAAATTGAAGAGCTAAAGGCGGCTCAGAAGGAATTGAAGCAGCAGGAGAAGGACGGTGTAATAACTACCAATGAGTACAAGGTTTCCACGGAAGCCATTGCAGCCAGCACAAAGGAGTATGCGGACACCGTGCGAGCCTTGCAGAAGGAGCTTCGCAACAACTTGAAGCAAGAGCAGGAGCAGGACGGAAGCCTAAAGTCTTTGCGTGCCCAGTTGTCGAACGCTACCAAGGCATACGATGAGCTATCAAGGGCAGAGAGAAATGGAGCGAAGGGACAGGAACTGCAAACGCACATTCGAAAGATAACGGAAGAGTTGAAGCTGGCGGAAGAGCAGACGGAGCGATATTATCGCAACGTGGGAAATTACTACAATTCGATGCTTGACCTTGCAGCAGACTTGCAACACGTCGTTCCTATGGGTGGTGGCGGCGGTGTCGGGGAAGCCGCAAGCAAAGTTTCCGCATTCGCCAATTGTGTCGCCACACTCGGAACAAATGTAAAGGGACTTTTGCCTAGCTTAAAGGCATTCGGCTCCACATTGCTAGGTTTGGCTACCAATCCAGTCTTTATGGCACTGGCAGGGGTGGCAGGTATAGGGATGGCGTTCAATTGGTGGTATGACTACAACAAGGGATTGCTTCAAGCCACGAGACTGACACGAGAGTTCACTGGATATACTGGGGAGGCACTGGAGACGATGCGCAATAGCATTGCGGCTACGGCTGACGTAATGGGCAAGGACTTCCAAGACGTGTTGAGCACGGCGGACGCATTGATGAGCCAGTTCCATTTGTCGGGCGAGGAAGCTATGAAGGTTATCAATGACGGCTTCGCCAGCGGTGCAGACCTTTCGGGGGATATGCTGAATAAGATACAACAGTATGCGCCAACGTTCCACGATGCAGGTATCAGCGCAGACCAGCTTGTGGCGATATTGCAGCAGACCCGAAGCGGCATTTTCAGCGATGCAGGTATGGATTTAATCACGATGGCCTCGAAGAAAATCAAGGAAATGGCGAGCGGCACCTCGTCTGCACTTGACAATATAGGCATTTCCAGCAAAAAGGTGCAAGAGGAATTATCAAAGGGCACGAAGTCAACGTTTGACATCATTCAGCAGGTAGCAGCAAAGTTGAAGGAGTTTCCGAACGATAGCCAGCAGGTGGCGGATGCACTGAAGAATGTATTCGGCAAGCAGGGAGCACAAGCAGGTTTGCAGCTGATCGAGCAGCTTGATACGATGAGCACCAGCTTGGATGAAGTGAAGAAACAGACTGGTGCCTGGGGCAAGGTGCAGGAAGAGAACATCGCCATCCAAAAGGAACTCAACACGTATATGAGTTCTATGTTTGATTTTTCCCAAAAGGGCTTTGGCTCGATCATCACGGCTGGCAAGCAATTCGGCTCTAAGGTTTTGGTGCAGATATTGAAGGGACTTTTCAATGCCATCAATTACTTCATTGATTGGTACAACGATAGTCTTCTTTTGCGTGGAGTTATTCAGACGTTGGGAGCGGCATTCAGAAGCCTTTGGTCGGTGATTAAGGGAGTGGCGAATCTTATCATTGATGCAATGAAGCAGGTCGGGCGAAGCTTGAAGGGAGCACTAGATATACTGGAGGGCATTGTTACGTTTGACCTATCCAAGGCACAATCGGGATTTAAGCAGATATTCGACCTTTCGGGGCTGATAAAGGAGGGCTGGAAGGACATCAAGCAAGCTGGAGTTGACTTCGGTAACGGATGGGCTGACGGCTTCGAGAATACAGTGAAGGGACGTTTGCAACACTTGAAGCTTGCCAATCTGGACGGCGGCGCAACCAGTAGTGACCCAACCAAGGGAAATGCAGGTGGGAATACACCAGCAGCCAGCGGCAAGGGCACGACCGCCAAGACCAAGGCGCAGAAAGCCAAGGAGGAAGCGGAAGCCAAGGCAGAGGCAGAGCGCAGGAAGAAGCAGGAGAAGGAACTGCAAGCGGCTATTGCACTCATACAATACGAGTATGGGGAGAAAGTCTTGGATGCCAAGAGAATGTTCATCAGTGGTATGTATGATAGCGACAAGGACTATGAGAAAGACCTAGAGGACTTGCAGAAGGAAGAGCTTAACAAGATGCTGGACACCTATGTTGCAGCAGGTCAAATCGGGCAGGAAAAGGCGCAGGAAATGCAGGAGAAGTTGATGGACATATACGTGCAGGCTAAACAGAAGCTAGTGCAGGAGGCAGCGGATATGGCGGCTAGGTTGAAAGAAGAGTTCGAGACCGCAGAGCGTGAGACGGAGCACAACAATGTTATGAGTGGCGATGGAGACGACAATACGCTCGATGCACGACTGGAGAGATACAAGGCATTCTTGCAAGCGAAGCTCGATGCAGAGGGCAATACGGCGGAACTGCAAAAGAAGCTTTGGGAAGAATATGACAATGCGGAGAAGCAGCTTGAGGAAAACAAGATGCAGAGGGATGAGGAAAACAGACAGAAGCAACTGGACAACGCTCAATCCGTCTATGGAGAGATTTCCTCGGCTCTCGGCTCGGCATTCGATGAGATGTTCGCCAGCGAGGGAGTGAGCTTCAAGGCGTTTATGAAGTCTATGCTCGTTTCGGCACTGGATATGCTCAAGAAGTACATCGAGGCAGAGATTGTCGCAAGGCAGGTGGCGACAAAAGGCTTTGCAGGTTTGGCAACGGCGGCGGCACTGACGGCACTTGTCGAAGGCTCGTTTGCAGCGGCTAAGGCAGCTATAAAGAACTTCTCGGTGGGCGGCTATGTATCGGGCGCAGGTACTGGCACCAGCGATAGCATACCAGCAAGGCTATCCAATGGCGAGAGTGTAATGACCGCCAAGGCAACATCAATGTTTAGCCCGATATTGTCAGCATTCAATCAGTTGGGCGGCGGCGTGCCGATTGTTACGAACAATTACGGAAGTAACATTGGTATGGATATGCTGGCGGCGGCGGTCGCAAAGGGGTATATGATGGCACCTCGTCCAGTTGTGAGCGTTGAGGAGATAACGAGCACACAGAAGAGAGTGGAGACTATAGAGACAATTGGCAGGATTTAGTAAGATTTAGTTATTTTGGTCAAATTTGCGTTCTAAGCGGTTTTTGTGCTTTGGGTGTTAAGTTATAAGGCTACACCGATAAAAATCGCCTAGAGCACAAATTTTTGCCCGATTTTAAAAAATTAACTGTTTAATCAATAAACATATCGAAAATAATTGTATCTTTGCAGCGTTTTAAAACAAAATTTCACGAAAATATGGCTCAATTAAGGATATACAACGACATAGACTGCCAAGATAACAAATTTTGGTATCAATGGTGGGGCGGCGATTGTGTTTGCTTCCAAGACATAGATACGTTTGCTTCCAGTATTCCAAAAGATGATGATACCATCGATATGAGAATATTCTGCAATGGCGGCTCGGTGGTTGAGGGATGGGCGATTTACGACCGACTGAGACAGAGCGGAAAGAAAATCACTTGCACCATCGAGGGTAAGGCGGCATCTATGGCAACAATCATTATGCTGGCAGCACCTAAGGAGTGTAGGCACGCATACGAGAACGCCAGTCTTCTTTTGCACAATCCGTGGGTGCCTGGGTGGGCACTGGGCGACCAGCTGAACGCAAAGGACTTGGAGAACCAAGCGGAAGAAATGAGAATGTGGCAAAACAAGATGGTAGATGCCTACGTTGAGCGGTGTGAGTGCGACCGTGAGGAGATTCAAGCCTTGATGGATAAGGATATTTTCATCGACACAAAGGAAGCCATCCGCCTCGGTCTCATCGCCGACACCTTGCCAGCAATCAGTGCAAGCGCATCAAAACGCAACATAGAAAGTTTTATTAATTCCAAACAAAAAAATCCAAAAGCAATGGAGAAGAAAACAGAAGTTAAGGCTTCGCTCCTTGATAAGATTCTCGCCAAGTTGGGCGTGAAGTCACTGGAGGAGGCGGAGCAGGTGGTGGAAGAGCCACAAGCCAAGGAAGAGCCAAAGGCGATGGAGTTGAACACGGAGGACGGGCAGGTTTTGACCGTTGAGCGTGAGGAAGGCGACCCGCAGGTTGGCGACAAGGCAAGTCCTGATGGCACTTGGAAAATGCCCGATGGCAAGACTATTATCGTGCAGGACGGTGTAATTACAGACATTCAGACAGACGATGACGGAGAAGGCGGTGACGGCGATGGCGACGACGGCGGAAGCGGTAGCGCACAGACCGACAACGACACCGTGGCTAAGTTGCAGCAGCAGGTCGCAGCGTTGAAGCAGCAGTTGGCAGACACCAAGGCGCAGCTCGCAGGAGCGCAGAAGCTTGCCAAGAGCAAGGACGATATGCGCATTTTGAACGCCGTGAAGATGGCAGGAGGCGCAGAGAAGGTTCTTGCAGGTATCAGTAGCCACTATCAGCCAGCGCAGCGGCAGCCAAGCGGCAAGGGCGCATCCGATAATGTTAATGCCGTTGAGGACGGCAAGAACGCCATTCTCGCCAATCTCAAAAAGATGAAGAAGGGCAAGAAGGGCAACGAGTAACCAATTTTTAATCAGAGAAATATGAGTACACTTACAAAGAAGCAGCTAGAGAACCTCAAACTCCAGCCCGAAAATCTCGCCAGCATCAAGGATGCCATCCAAGAGACCTTCTACAATGATGAGGATTTCTCCAGCTTTGTGACCATCGCCAAGGTTAAGAACGATGACCCAATCGCATCGATTGGCGAAATGGAAATGGTCGGTAAGAAGGGAGGCGGTTGCGACCCTACCTATGATGAGAAGGGCATCGCAAACTCTATGAATCGCTGGAAACTGGGAAGCTGGGAGATTCCAATCAAGATTTGCTACGAGGCATTGAAGGGTACAATCGCAGAGTACAGCTTGAAGACTGGCACCGCAATCGGCGACCTTACAAGCACCGATTTTATGACCATCTACACCCAAGCACTGAACCGTGCCATTCAGCAGATGATTTGGCGATACGGCTGGTTTGGCGATGAGAGCGCAGCAGACACCGATGGCGGCGGAAAGTTCACGGCTGGTATGGATATGAACTATTTCAATGTTTGCGATGGATTGTTCAAACGTATCTTTGCAGCGACCGCAGACAAGAACAAAACAGAGATTGCGGCAAACAAGGAGACCACCACGGCGGCTCAGATTGCGGCTATCCGCAAGAAGGGAGTGGCAACATCACTCGTTGACACAATGCTGATGGACGTTGATTCTCGCATCATCGACGACCAAGATGCAGTGCTCCTTATGACCCGAGGCTTGGCTGATGCCTTGACCTACGACATCAAGCAGGTTTATCACGATCGTATGCCGTGGGAAAAAATCTTCGATGGCTTCGATGTTGCTAACTACAACGGAGTGAAGATTGCCCGAGTTGGCATTTGGGACAGAATGATTAATGCGTACGAGAAGGGAACTGCAAACATTAACCTTCCATACCGTGCCGTTTTCTGCAACCCTAAGCACTTGATGGTCGGCACTGATGCCGATTCCCTTATCAGCGACCTCGACATTTGGTTTGACCAGAAGGAGAGACGTAACTATCTCTATGCGACTGGCAAGATTGGAACGGCATTGCTCGAACCCGATTTGATTCACGCAGCCTACTAATCGACACCAGTATTTTAACGGTATTAAGTTCTTTTATCCTCATCGTCAAAAGCGGCGGTGGGGATATATCAATAACAGACAAAACAATAAGATTATGGCAACAAGTACCTGTGAGAGTATCATCGCACAAGACATCATCATTCCTTGCGAAGACCAAGTAACAAAGGGACTGGAGAACGATGGTATCATCATCAACCGTGAGAATATTGACTTCGCAAAGTGCGTGGTCGAGAAGAACATCATTCAGTCCATCGTCTTGAAGAGCGGCAAGAAAGCGTACCAAATCCGACAAGAGGGAAGCAATCCGTTCACTGGAGCAAAAACAGAGCTGACAGTTGGCACGTACCGCAACAGCTGGAAGAACACCATTGTCCTCGTGGTTCTCGCAAATACACCCGATGTGGTGGCGAACATTATTGACGGACTGGCGAACGGCAAGTTTGTGGTTATCCTTCGCAACCTCAGCAAGGGTACGGACGGAAGTGCGGAATATCAAGTTTTCGGCTACAAGCAAGCGTTGAAGGCGAGTGCGGGCGAGAACGACAAGTATTCGGACGATACCGAGGGCGGCTGGCTTATTACGCTGGAAGAAGAGAGTGCGCCAAAGGCAGCTTATTTCTTCTTCAAGACATCGGCGGAAGCAACGGCGGCGGCATATCAGAGTTTATTGACCAACGCATCATAGAAATCCGATGACATACGAGGAAGCCAAGGCGCAAGCGGAAGCCCTAAAGGAACGTTTCGATGCTCCCTATTCGGCTTCCGACAAGCAACTGATAGAACGTCTTTATTTCGAGGTAATGAGAAAGACGTTTCATCCGACATCGTGCCAGCAGTGCTACCACGATGCAGTTATCGAAATTTATTTGTATCTAAAAAATCATAAAGTTATGCCAAAGAAATGTAATTATACGATGAAGGCTGGATTCATTATCTCGTGTCCAGACTTCTACGCTGGTAAGATTTTCACGAACGAAAACTTGACCGACAAGGTAGCCAAGGAATACTTGGCTAAGTACCCCAAGATGGAGGATTATTTTCAGAAGCTCCCCGAAGAGGAGCTTATCGAGAACAAAATGCCCTCAGCTACTGGGAAAAACCCAGCAGACGAAGAAGAATAATCATCGTAAAAAGAAAATAACGAAAAAGTATGGACGTACGAACGGTAAAGAAGCCAAAACGAAGAATTGATACCAGCTATGTGTCACGTTTCAAGATGCAAGCGTACGGATATGATAACTTATATCCGCAGAACCTTGCATTGATAACTGATGCAAGCGGTACTGCTCGGTTGTGTCTGAATAGATATGCCCGATTCATCGAGGGGTACGGCTTCGACAGTGACCTTTTGGCAGGGTACGAGCTGAACCACGAGGGCGACACATCGGACGATGTTTTGCGAAACGTGGCTGGAGACCTTGCAAGGTTTGGCGGCTTTGCCCTTCACGTCAATTACAACGTTCTTTGCCAAGTGACGGAAGTGCATCACGTACCCTTCGAGAATTGCCGACTGGAGGAGACGGACGACAAAGGGTATGTGGCGCACGTCTTGATTCATCCCGATTGGTCGCAGAAGAAGACACGCAACGGAAAGCGGTTGCAGGTCAACGAGAAGACCGTGGAGCGCATCAATGTATTCAACCCCGACCCCGACATCGTGCGCAAGCAGATTGAGGATGCAGGAGGGATTGAAGCCTACAAGGGACAAATCCTTTGGTGCAGTATGGATGGAAAATTTATCTATCCTACCGCCATTTATGATGCAGCCATCACGGAGATTTCGACCGATGAGGGCCTGGGGAACGTCAAGATGAGGAACGTCCGCAATAACTTCCTGGTCTCTTGTATGCTTATCAGCAAGAGGGGAGAACCCCAGCAGGGAGACGATGAGGACGATGGCAAGATGATTTGCAACGAAGACCTTTTGCAGTTCCAGGGGGACGAGAAGGCTGGCAAGATTCTAGCCATCGAACTGGAGAATGATGAGGATGAGCCTAAGGTGGTCGCATTCCCTACCAAGAACTTCGACAAGGAGTTCACGGTAACGGATGCCAGCGTGATAGAACGTATCTATGCACAGTTCCATCAAGAGCTATTCTACGCAATCCGTATCGGCAAGCTTGGCTTCTCGGGGCAAGTTATGAGGGATGCCTACGAGTACTATGCTGGAGAAGTGACCGTGGAGCAACGTTTCATCGAGCGAGCATTTAATAAAATCTTTGCGGCTTGGCGAGACTCAGCATTGCAAAGTGTGGAATTGAAGTTGCAGCCGTTGAAGTATATCAGCAGCGAGACGACGAAAAATAACACCATCTAAGATTTACGATTATGCCAAAGGTCGAAAGAAAACCATTGATAACGGTCGATCAGTTTAGAGAGCTGGCACGACCGACAAGCGCACACATAGACGAAGACGAGGTTTCCAAGTTCATTCGGGAATGCGAGGACGCTTTTATCCTTCCAGCAATTGGATGGGCGAACTTCAAGGCTTCAATTGGGCTGAGTCCGTGGGATAGCACGTTCGACGACTCCTTTGTCCCCGATTTGTTCCTTGACGGTGGCGAGTGGGACACCAAGGAGTGGGATGAGAACGGAGACGAATACAAGAAGCTTCATTTCTGCAACGGAGTGCGCAAGGCACTTGCATATTTCACGTATGCGAAGCTTTTGCGCTCGGATGGTGTAATTATAAGCCGAAGCGGTGGAATGCGCCACAGAGACGAATATTCTGACCATGTGGACGATTCCAAGTTAAAGCAATACAATGATATAATGGGGTTGGCAGAAAGATATTTGTCCGATTCTCTTTTGTATCTGCAAGCCAATACCAAGCAGGGCGATGTTAAGAAACAGAGGGGAACGAGGGTAAAAATTCACTCTATAGGAGATTAAAAATATGGAAACAATAGAAAATATCAAACAAAGGGCTGCAACCGTCAAGGATGCGACACAAGCAGGCGAGAATACCGCAACACGAGTTGGTGGTGTCCTCGTTGATTTGACTGATGTTGTTGACAAGAACAATCAAGCGACAAACGCAGCTTTGGACACCAAGGCTACGAAGGCTGAATTGACCGAAGCTAAGAAAACACAAGCCGAGAAAGATTCTTTGCAGGATGCAGAACTTGCCAAGAAGGCAGATTCTGCAACAATGACTACAGAGCTGGCTAAGAAGTTCGACAAGTCCAATATTGCCCAAGAGTTCGGTGATTCAGAAGACAAGGTAGTCTCCCAGTTTGCCTTGCCTTTTCGAGAGATTGAGTCTCCAGAGTTCCTCAAACTTATTGTTGATGCAGAAGACCATGTACTTTTTGGCATTCAGCTTGATGGCTCTGTAGAATGGGGCAAGGGTATTCCTGCACCTATCAGAGCCAAGCTGCAAGAAATCATCAATCAATCTCAGCAAGACAAGACAGACATTCTCGAAGCACTCAATGCTGCCAAGGAAGAGTTGTCAGCAAGCATCCAGTCCCTCCAAGACACCAAGGTCGACAAGGAGGAAGGAAAGTCTCTCATTGATGATGAGGTAAAGGAGTGTTTCAATGTAATAGAGAACGAAGAGTTCATCCATGCCATCACAGACAGCGAGGATAGGCTTCTCTTTGGTATCTACAGAGAGACAGGCAAGCCATACTTCCCTCTCAATGATATGTATCACGTAGAGCAGAACGAGGAGTTCCTTGCTGTTTGGCTTGATGCAGCAGACCATGTATTACTTGGTATCAGAAGAGACGGAGAAATCATTGGTGAGATTCATGCAGTCAATGCCTTGAAGCAAGTTGTCTCTCAGCTTCAATCAGACCTTGCAACCTTGCAGGAGAAGGTAGGTACAATAGACACAAGCCTTCAAGACCTTCTTTCCGTCTTCTCCTTGCAAGGGAATGAGGAGTACCTTGCAGTAGAGACTGATGCAGATGGCAAGGTGCTGTCTGCCACAAATCCTGATGGTAGCCACTACATCCACAAGGTGAAGTCCGAGACTATCCCAGAAGAGTTTGAGCACATCGAAGACCCAGAGGGAAGAATGGAAATCACAACTGATGCAGATGGCAAGATTCTTGGCTACAGAGATTCTGAGGGTACAAGGCATGAGAAAGCTTTATCTGTGGATGATATTATTTTGGGAACAAAAGCATCGTCTTACATAAATAAAGAAAATGCTACAGAAATCCGAAATTTCGATTTACCAAAATATGGTACAATTAATATTCTGAGTGAGACATTCTTCCTTACGGCAAAAGCAGGGTTTTATGATGTAAATGATGTATATGCATTGCAAATAAATGCTGATACAGATGCCAATGCACAAAAGGGATTATCTATCAAAAAGTTCTATGTAAAATCTTCACTGAAAGACAATGGCAATGGAACGTATTCCCTAAAAGATGATAGCATTCCTTTGGATTTCTATGTACCTTCAAAAGTGAAAGAACTCGATGGAAAATATTATGTACTTTCTACTCTCACCGATTCAGAAGGCAACTATTCTATTAATGATTCCAGTGTTGAGGTGACAAAGATTGATGCCTCACCAACAGTTGGAGTATGGTCTGTTGATAAGAAAACAGAACATCAATGTGTTGTTGATATTGATTTTGGTCATTACCTGAAAGGACGTTTCTATGTTGGAGTAAAGTACCAAGGAGCATCTACGCTATATGTGAGAAAACGCAATTTTCGTTTCACCTTTTATACAAATTCATCTTTCAGTAAGAAGGATAAAAAGAAAATCGGTGAAATGATACGGACAAACTCATATAATTTGAAGGCAAATTACATTGATTCAACACGTATCAAAGAAGCAGCTTTATACCGTATTTTCATAGATATGTGGGAAAAACGCAGAAAGGAATACCATAACTATCCTTGGCGTAACTCTACTACGTATTATGATTGTGCTTGTGGTATGATAAAGGGATTTCCAATCTGTCTCAGTATTGGTGGTTCATTCTATGGGATATACATATATGGATTAAAAAAAGATGAAAAGAACTATCGTCTCTCTTCAGATGAAGATGGCATGTTTGTAAGTGGTGAAAGAAGTGACTCTCAATGTTGGGTTGATGGAAAACCTTCTGATTGGACAGATGAGATGAATGATGAAATGACCCAATCAAACATAGAGGCTTTGACTAAGTTCCTCGCATTTGTTAATGGCAGTGATTTCAACGAAGACAACATACCATCACATTTGTCTGTTATTGATTGGATAGATTATTTTATTGGTATGCAAGTTTTTGTTTTGAAAGACAGTAATAGCCGAAATATGATTTTATATTCCGGCAAGGACAAAACTCTGATTTATCCTTTCTTTTATGATTTGGATAACTCGTTTCTGTTTGGTATACAAGATGACATCATCAAGACTGCCTGGGCTAGTGATACCTCAATATGGAAGAACTTCAAGTCAATCTATTGGGATGCGATAGTAACAAGATACAAGGAGCTTCGTCAGAATATACTTACTGAAGAATATGTAAAAAAAGTTTTTGCGTATCTTGAAGAAAGCATTCCAAAAGAAGACTATTCAAAAGAGTCCCTTAGATGGGGTGATGCAAGCACCAATGGTATAGACTTGCTGATGTACATTTTTGGGAAACGCCTTGAGTGGCTTGACGAAAATTATTTTATATAACATTTAATTATAATTGATATGGTAAAGTGTTTAGTAACAAAATTGAAAGGTTCAGCAAGTAATAATGAACTGCTGAAACTAGGGGAAATCAGATTTTCATTTACTGCAATTGATTCCCCTACTAAAAACAATCTCTCAGTCAACATAAAGTTTAAAAAAGACTCAAAAATGTTTGTTGATGGAAATGGATATTTCACCGACTCAAATCTTTCTGCAAACAATGGGCAAGAAGTCCAGTTTGAGGCAGGTATTTCTAAGACTATTTATGTTGCCAACAAAAACTGCAACATTTCCATTCTTGGAAAGTATGATATTCAGACCTTGTCTTGCACTGGAAAAATAGCCATTCCGCTAGAAGGGTTGAGCTTTTCACCAGAATTAAGTAGTCTTATAACATATGATTCTTTATGTTATGGAGATATTAGCTTTGTTAAAAACCTGACAAAGCTAGACTATCTTGATTGTCACAATAATAGAAAAATCTATGGCGACATCTCCGCCTTTGCAGGTCACAAAACTGAGACTGTAATCAACTTTTATGATACCAATCTGAGCGGCAATATCGAGTCTTTAAATGAAATGCCAAACTTGAGAGAAATACATCTCCATGGAACGCAAGTTGGGGGAAACATCGACAATCTTGCAGGTTTGCCAGAGTTGAAGGTATTCCGTGTTTTTAACACACATGTTCTTGAAGGGAACATCGCATCTATGGCTAAATTCACAAAACTTGAAACACTTGATATTGGCAACAACAAAGTAACTGGCTATGTTAAGACTCTCTGTGAGAACATGTATCAGAATGGACGTATTTCAGGCTCTCTCAGAATTGGTTGTGGTGAAAATACTGTAAGGTTTGACTCCACAACAGATTTCCCATCAAGTGGGATTGTAACAGCAACATTTACAAGATCTGGCGTGACGTACGAAGGATTGAGTTAAATGATTACGTAGCAGGTGGAGTAGTCCGCTAAGTAGCTGACTTTGCATATAATAAAATAGGAAGCGTATGGATAAAAAGAAAGAATTGCACGAGGCACTGGCAGTGCTTTTAACCAAATTATCATCGGCGAGGGACAATCCCTTGCTGATGGATAACTATGTAGTAAAAGCTTTGCGAGTAGTACTTATGACTTTTAAGAAATCGGGTGAGCTTAAAGCAGCTTACAAGGAGCAGGTGCAATCCACAATGGAGAGTAACAATCCTTGGATTGATATTATGTTGAAGCCTCTAGGTATTGATGGCTCAAAGAGCATAACAGACGAAGCTCTCGATGGTATGATTGATTCGATGTTGGGGAACGATTAAAAATATAACTTATGAACGACAAGGAGAAAGAACTATGGCGAGTGATAGACAACGTAATTAAGTGTTGTGCTATGACGAAGCCAGATGGCACTCTCAATATAACGAGGGAGGACGTTATCGGGAAGTCAAGGGCAGAGAACATCGTAATGACACGATGTATGGTTGTCGAGCAGATGATTCACGCAGGATTCAGCATCACGACCATTTCTCAGATTCTGAACCGAACCGTTCCAGCGGTTCGGCACCTTCGCAAGATGGCGTACACGTATCTGAGCACGTCTCGTGTTTATCGCTTGGCGACGGCGGAGGCTACGCTTCTGAACAAGGATGTCGAGCCGATTTGCATTTAGTAAATAATTAGTAAATTTTTCAAGTGCGTTCTTTGAAATAATTCGATAAATACACCGATTGCAGCTTTTTGGAGTGAGCCGAAATTTTGAGTAACTTTGCAGCGGTTATCCAATAGTGGAGACCGTAACGTAATTAACTCAAAGATTTATGGCAGACACGATCGAGAAAGTTTATTGCACTGGGGACGGTGGCAATGACAATTTGGCGGCGGCTATGTTGGCGAGAGGTCGAGACAACGACCCGATGGCGATGATGGCGGCTATGAACGGTGGTATGGGTGGCGGCTGGAACAATCCGTTCGCCTATATGATGATGTTGGGAATGTTCCGCTTTATGTACGGCGATGGCTGGGGAAACGGTCAGAACGGAAACGTGCAGAGAGCCGAAATCCAGTCTCAGATTGACTCGCTGAGAAATCAGATGAGCGACAACCACAATTCCGATTTGCTGATGGGTGCAATCCAAGGCAACAATCAGGACTTGAAGACGCTGGCGGCGAACCTCAATTGCGATTTCAATGCCTTGCAGTCTTCCGTTTGCGGTATTCAAGCCGCAATCCAAGACGTAGGCGGAAAGGTCGGTTTCAGTGCCGAGCGAGTAATCAATGCGGCGAACCTCGGCAATCTGAACATCATCCAGCAATTGAAGGATTGTTGTTGTCAGACCCAGCAGAACATCAACCGTATGGGCTACGAAAACCAGCTTGGGCAGAAGGACATCATCAATGCAATGCAGCAGGGATTCAGCTACACCAACACTGGGCTGGAGCGAGGCTTCAGCAACATTGGCAATCTGATTCAGACGGTCGTTTGCGATTTGAAGAACTCGGGCGAGAAGAACACTCAGCGCATCATCGACAAGATGAACGATGACCGTTATCAAGACTTGCTCCATCGAGCACAGCGAGCGGAGTTTGAGATTTCGCAGCGTGACCAAAACGCAACGATTATTGCAGCGTTGAAGACCACCACGACCACCACCTAATGGGCGGTCGGAACAAAGTTATCTAGGGGCTACTCGCCGTTCCATCGGCGAGACCCCTATTTTTGTATTTATTGAACAATCAAAACAAAGAGCGATATGACATTTAAGGAAATACAGAAAAATCACCCAGTCTATGTACTGGATAAGGCAACCGTAGAGTTGAAGCAGGGAAAGGTCGTGGAGGCGGCTCCACACATCAATACTGGCATTGCAACCGTATCGGGCAATGGTCAGCCTATGCGAGACGTGACAATCGAGGTCGAGGGTAAGCAGACCATTTACACCATACCCGAGCATTTGAGCGTAACCTTTGCAGGGGACATCGTACTGGCAACCGAGCAGCAGGGGTTGAGCGCAGAGGTCGAGAGAATGCGAAATGAAGCCGATAGCGTGCTTAGTTCCGTTGACCGTATGAAGGAAGTGAAGGCGAAGACCGAAGAGCTTCTAGCGGCACTCAATCCAGCGATAAGGGAAAAGCAGGAGACCGAGAAGCGGTTCAAGAGTATCGAGGGCGATATATCGGGCATTCGGGGAATGGTCAAGCAGTTGTTGGATAAGCTAGGATAGGAGGGCGAGGATATGAGAAAGTTATATATCATACATCGCGATTCTAGCGATAGCGAGAGGCACGAGCAGGAGACCGAAAGGCTGCCATACGAAAAGGCAGCAAGCGCATTGATGAATGCAAGCGGATATGTGGCATACGTAGCCAAGCACGGCTACCATTTCACGAAGGCACTGGCAACAATGGCAAGTCAGCAGATGAAGAACGTCGATGGCACCAGCCATAGATGGAGTGTCGATGAGGTGAGGGCGGCGACCAATGGTATGATTATCCCCAAGGGAACGACCCTAGGGGATATGACTTATCTTTGCAATATGGCTTATGCTGACTTCTATCCAAAGGTTGTCAAGACCGAGGAGGGTTGCATCCAGTATGCGCTAGCCGTAGCCAGCGACCCCGATGGGTACGAGGGTATGACCTTCTGCAGGTGGACGGCTGACATCATTGGTAAGGGCGCGACTATAGACTGGGAGAAACTGGAGTAACAACAATTCTAAAATTATAGTTTATGACAGAAATCATTCACGACTTTATGGTGCAGCACCTTTATTTGTGCGCACTGGTGATTTTCATTTGTTTCTTGGCATTATTGGCTGCAATGGCAACCGACCTCGTGGCAGGGGTGCAGAAGGCAAAGAAACTTGGGGTAGCCCGAACGAGTACTGGCTACAAAAAGAGTTGCGACAAGGCAAGGAAGTATTTCCCGACTTTCGCAATTGCGGCTTTTATGGACGTAGTGACTTGCATCATTTCCCCATTCCCGATTTTCTGCATCGTGTGGACATTGTACCTTTGCTTTTGTGAGTTCAAGAGCGTTCGAGAGAAAGCCTTCGAGAAGGCAGAGATACGAAAGCAGGATAGAACTATGCAGGTAATCTTGGAAAATAAAGATGATATTGCAAGGGCGGTAGTCGATATTTTAAAGGCAGAGAAGGAAGGAGGCGAGAAATGAGAGTAACACGTTTGCAACTAGCCAAGGTAATGCCGAACGCAGGTAGCCGCATTGATTCCTATCTAGGCTATATCAACGGCTGGGCAGACCATTTCGAGATTAACACCACTTTGCGTATGGCTCATTTCCTGGCACAGATTGCGCACGAGAGCGGCGAACTGAGATATACGAGGGAGATTGCCAGCGGCAGGGCATACGAGGGACGGAAAGACCTTGGAAATACCCAGCAGGGAGACGGCGTGAAGTACAAGGGTCGTGGGCTGATTCAGATAACTGGCAGGGCTAATTACGAGAAGTACGCAAAATATTGTGGCTTCGATGTGGTCAGTACTCCCGAATTGCTGGAGCGACCACTTGGTGCGGTTAAGTCCTCGATGTGGTACTGGCAGACCCACGGCTGCAATGAGCTAGCCGATGGAGACAATTTGCGAGCCATCACGAAAAAGATTAATGGCGGATATAATGGCATAGCTCAGCGCAGAGAGTATCTAAAGAGAGCCAAACTAGCCCTAGAGGTATAATTTTTATATGTTTATGCAATAATCATAGATAGTTAACGTTTATCGGATATGGAAAAGTTGAGAAAAGCCCGAAATTTGCATTCTAGGACGTTTTTCCTGCTCGTGCTTATAATTACCCCAATTTTGTTTTTGGGGTGCGCTAGCGGCAAATTTACCCGAAATAGCGCAATTTTCCGTGACAGTGTGCAGGCGAGCCACCGAACGGATAGCGTGAGCAAGCGGCAGAGCCACTGGCAGGACACGCAGCAGCACGATAGCACGTACAAGCAGGATTCGGTCGTGGTGTATATCAAGGGCGACACCGTGATAAGAGACCGATGGCACCAGCTAACGACCATCAGGTGGAAGACCATCACGAAGACGGACACCGTGCAGGGAGACACCTACATTTGCGTGACTGATACAGTGAGAACCACCAAGTACATCGACAGATGGAAGACCAAGGAGGTCGAGAAGCCAAGAAGCGCATTCGTCAAAGCCAGACTTTTCGTAGGTGATTGTGTTATTTTACTCATCATTCTCCTGATCGTGAGTTGGGCGGCAAAGACATTCAATAGGAAAACTACATAAAGGTTAGGTTGTTTAACTGATATTCAATTTTGGTTTAGGTTATTTATTTCCTATGGCAGGGAGCGCAAGCGAGCGATTTCCCTGCCTTTTTCTTTGCCGAGGGTAATTATCATTGAGAGAAAGGGGGTAGGGGGATAAAGAGTTAGAATAATATAATCAAACTAAGGCGTGCAGGTTATTATTATATATGCGTGAGCGTCCGCAATGCTGCAACTGATTGAATGCTATGCATATACAACACTCGAATAACCGAAAAACTACCGAAAAAAGCCCAAAAACACTATGTTTATCCGATAATCAGCCAATAATTGTTAAAATATTAATATCTTTCGAGAAAAGTTTTGGCTAGTCCGAAAAATATTAATATCTTTGCGCCGTGTTTAAGAGATAAGCACAATGAAACATTCAGTAATTTAAGCCCTAGGCATCACGGTTAAGCCAAAGAAAATGAAAAAGTCAAATTCAAACGTTTTGGAGTTCACAACAAAGTTCATCAACTCAAACTTCCGCATCAAGGTTTTTGGACGTGACGAGAACGGCAAGAAGATTAACACCCTCGTTGGAGTGAGCGGTATCTTGAAGCTCATCGGAGCGGAACTTTTCAACAAGTTCATCAAGCGAGCATTGAAGGCAGGTTTGGACGCTTGCCGCTGCGCATTGAGACGTGGACTTGTGGTAACACTTTATGCTAAGTAATCAATGGAGGGCAAGATATGAGCGACTGGAAAGTATGGAGAGTAATCGGGAGCTACGGAAGTTATACCGTAGCACTCGTAAAACCCGAAATCAATGGGAGAGACAAAGTGGTTGAGCATTCAAACAAGTGGTTCGGATTTTCCGAAATAAATGAAGCCGATAAACTTGCAGCTACACTGAATAAACGTGACGGATTGAAAGAACTTTATTATTAACCAGCTGGGGAGCAATCCCCAGCACAAAACATTCGATATGATACAATACATTTTGAACGGCAAAAGTTCAACTGGAACAGCCGATAGCCACATAGAGGACTACAGAACCAAGGAGAAGATGGAGCAGGAGTTTGCACGCATCAAGGAAGTTTTCAGAAATAATCCGTTTATGGAGGTTTTCGATGAGCAGGAAAGAAGCTTCAAGGCAAAGTGCGGAAACGTAATATTTGAGTATTACATAACAGAAAGAGAGGTGGGCGTATGAAGAAGTTTATCTTTGAAGCCAAGGATATGAACGGACAGACATTCTTCCTTGGTGGATTCGAGACGAAGCAGGAAGCAGTCGAGGCTCTAAACCAAAACCGCAGATGGCTGGCAACTAGCGAAATGGTCAAGGTGACAGACCAAGGGGAAAACAAGTTCAGAGCCGACAACACCAAGTATGGCGATTGGGCGGAGTATTATATCAAGGAGAAATAGATATGGAGACATCGGTATTTTATCTAAACGAAAGATGGAGTGCTTGTGATTGCAGTGACAATCCACGCTATGCAGAATACCCAACCTTGCAGCAAGCAAGGGAGGCTTTGGCAAAGGTCAAGAAATCATTGACCGAGGGTTTCCCTGCTGGAGAACTTATCGAGGAAACCCAAAACTCGGTCAAGGTAATGATGACCGTCAACTGGGTGGAGCACTACATAACAGCAGAGTAAAATCAATTCAGCCCTAGCGCATCACGGTTAAGCGCAAGAGAAATGGACAAGAAGATTAAGAGAACGAAGAAGGGAGCAGGGGCAACGGTTACATTGGTAGGCATTCAGGTGGATAACGACCTTTTGCCCTGCTTGAAGGCACTCCCGAACAAGTCACGTTTCATTAACGACTTGTTGAGACGGAAATTTTTCGGCAAATGATTTGGTGGTTTCAAGGAAAAATCGTACCTTTGTACCACTGAATGTTTAAACGGAAACGTTTGAGCCTCGATGGTATTCGACTTTTTCGACCATCGGGGCTTTTTTGTTGTCTTTTTGCAAATAAATATTAAAATAACAATAAAATGAGAAGAAAATCGTTTAAACTTTTGGTGGAACGGAAAAATATTAATATCTTTGCAGTGTGTTTGGAAGACAAGCACAAGTAAACATTCAGTAACTAAGCCCTAGGCATCACGGTCAAGCCAAAGAAAATGAAAAAGTACAGAGTTTACATGGATAAGAACATCGAGTTTGTCAAGGTTGCAGAATTTGACACCTTACCAGAGGCGAAAAACTATTGCAAGGAGAACACGATGGGGCTAGATGAAGTTGGCGACTATGACAACTGCACCGATGGGAATGGCAGAAATTTTCACTATGAGGTATTCGACGGTGAACCTTATATCTTAGATGAAGATGGCGAGCTTGTAAAGAAAAGAGAAAGCCTATACGAGACGGAACAATACTATTTCGCATAAAGACGCAACAAGGGGACTGACGAAAGCCAGTCCCTTTTTTTGTTCCACAAGTAGCCCGACCACCTGCATTCCACCTATGCTTTGCGCTCTTTCTTTCGATTTACCCCGAAATTTGCGTTCTAAGCTGTTTGTGTAGTAAGCACGTAAAACTATGCCGCAATACAATTTGAGGTGTTTCTGCGCAAAATCAGCAAAAAATAAGGGCTATTTCTTGCCGTAGAGCACGTAATCAATAACTCTGCGGTTTGCAGCGTCAACTCGGGCAAGGTCTGCGTTGATGTAGGTATCAGTGACTCGAACCCCGAACGAGTGACCAAGCGCAAGCGATACAACGTCCTTAGATATTCCGAGATTGAAGGCGATGGATGCCCACGAGTATCGGGCGTAGTAAGACGTGAGACCATCACGGACGGAGTGAAGAGCAATATTCATCGAGTAGACGAACGAGCCATACGACTTGAACTCCTCGCAGAATGAAAGCAGCTTATCTTTGCCCTTGTACTTTTCCAGCAGGGCGACCGCTTCGGGCTGGAGCAACACAGAGTATTTCTTGCCAGTTTTCAGTCGGGTGTAGACCAAGCGACCGTCCACGACATTCTCGGGCGTTAGGTTGAACATATCGTGCGAGTTGATACCAAGCAGCAGGAAAGACAGCAGGAACGCATCGACGAACCTTTGGCGTTTGGCAGACAAGCCAGCGGTAGAAATCACGGAACGGAACTCGCCCACCTTCAAGTCACGATAGGGAGTTTCATTCATCGAGACCTTAAAGCGACGGAACGGATATTTCTCCGTATACTCATTATCGATTGCGTAGTTGAAGACCGCACGCAGGCAGCGGAACTTAGCCACGATGGAGTTATGGGAGATACCTGCATCCGTCAAGAAACCCTTGAACCTTTCCAGCCAGTCAAGGTTGACATCGTCGAGGGCTAGAGCGTCGGCACCATCGCAGAAAGCCTCTATGCTATGCCACGTCGACGTATAGGATATTCGGGTGTTCGGGCGCATATCCCTGGCGATATATTTGCCGAAGACAGAACGCAGGGTGACGGGCGCATCCTTATCTGGGCAAGCCTCACGCAGTATTGCGTCCCTTAGCTGCCTTGCAGTTATATCCCCACGGTAATCATCACGACACTGCACACGCATGAGCATGCGATTGTAAAACGTGAGCCTATCCAGCAGGAACTCGTTAACGAAATCTTTATCGGGGCGTTTCTTCACTTTGCACAAGCGTTTGTCCCACTCGTCGGGCTTGCAGTATTGGTTGAGCGAGATGAAAGCCGTCCCGCCATGGTGATTGACAGCCAGCCGAATGTTCGACGTACCGTCGGCACGCTTTATTCTAGTATCGAGATATAGACGAAGTGTTGCCATTTCCTTATTCAGTTACTATGCAGTTTTTCCGAAGCGCAAGGGAGCTGCATGGTGCAGCGTGGTGCAACCTTTCCGAGAAGCGCACCAGCAGCAAGCACCAGCAGCCACCGAAAACACTGGGAAAATCTGCTAAAATTAGCCAATTTGCATGCAAAAATCTAGACCTTTTGCAAGTGCACTGAAAACTAACTATTTACAGAGGGCTTTCTTTCTCGTGCAGTTTTTATTCAGATTTTTCACGATTTCCGCTGTGAAGCCAGCCGAATAGAACTCGCCCGAGCCAAGCAGCAGCCAGTATGGGCTAACGTGGTAATCACGGACTAGGAACTGGAGCCACGACGAACGAAAGCTAGCTACATGTTCCGACGGGGCATCACGCAGCGTTATTGCGTTCCAGCGGTTGAAGCCATACCTATCGGTTAAGGTTTTCAAGCCACCGATGCAGCCATCAGCCCGAAGCCTTTCAAGGGCGAGGAAGAACCGATTTACAATATCGACATCAACGGACATCAGATTTTTCTTTTCCATATTTCTTGTTTATCTTTTCGTAGGCACGACCAAAGACAGCGTCTAGCCGTGCCCGATGATTAATCAACCTTTTCTGCCACACCTGCAAGACAGCCAGCGATGGGCGAGCGACCGCCAAGCCTTCCAGTTCCGCAGGGGTGAGCACTGGGATATATTTCTCGTAGGCGAGCAGGTTATTTAAAGTAGCCATCATCGCCAAGTTGTTTCTTTTGTTTGGGCTCGCTTCTCTTCGTATGTAAGCCATCCATTTTCTCATCGTAAGAAGAGACTTTCTTCTGCATCAGATAATGAACCACTGAAACCTTTGCAATTCCACTATCATGTAGAACAGAAAAAGCGGAAACCACAGACCAGCCCAGCCGCTCAAAATAAGAAAGCGCATCGACCGAGGATTTGAACTTTGTCTTTTTGCCGTTCTCATCCAACAATTCATCAGCACCATCGTTTCCAAAATCAACGGATATTGTTGCCTTTCCGACACCCACACCGAACTGCATTATCTCACAGTAGACCGTATGTTGTGCACGCACGCCCACGCACATGATCGCAAGCGCAAATATCATTATTATCTTTTTCATTGTGTTACGATTGATACGAATAAACAACAGATAAATATTGCGAAGCCAGTGTATAAATATATCTTAGCTATCTTTTCATTTATTCCCATTTGGTAATCATCAGCAGGAACTTTGATTTTGCGTCTAGACATTTGGTGTCCGTCGTATCTTTCTCCACCACGATAGCGACCATCAGCCACGTAGACTGCCCTTGATTCATATTGCCAGGCACTGACAAGATGTTTGTTCTTCAGCTTTCTGCAGCCCACCACCATCAAGATGATGGCACCGATGAAATTGAAGAGGAAACCGACCACGCACCACGCGATAGCCTTTCCAGTGGAGGGAGCTATTATCTCCATACCCTCGTCCTCGACCTTTCCGACACTGGAGATACGACCAGCACCCGAGACGTTGCGGTGTGGGATTGAGTGAGCGTCCCCGTAGATTTGGTTGCTTACGACACGACCGCCATCCCTTCCAACTTGATTGACAGCCGAACGAACGAAACCTTTTGCCAAGCCTTTTATGAAACTACCCATATTGCCTAACTGTTTAAATGATTAATATTTCTATTATAAAACTCATTCCACGCTTTCTTTCTGACGAAGACGAAGAAGAGGAACAGACCGAGGGCGACCATCAGCAGGTGGAGGGGCGAACGAAGAACCCCGAACCCAAAGGAACGCTGGAAGTCGATGCAGAAGGAAATCAGAACCCCGTAGGTAATGAAAGCCCGATGCACCCAGCAGAACCCATACGCAAGCGAGATGGCTATCCAAGCCACGAACCCGAACAGAGAGCAATCGAACACCCACTCCGTGAGCTTTGCCTTGTACCCAAGAGAGAGCAGCGTGCAGTGCAGCAGCATAACCATGGCACCAACTGGAGGGATAACCCCGACAATCAAACGACTGGCTTTCCACAGCCAGCTTTTCCCCAAAGCAGACAGAAGAACTTTCTCCTTCCGCTCGATGTAATCTTCATCTTTCATAAGTCACTTAGAATTGAGTTATTTATATTTGATAGATATTTTATTTAGCAGCCACGATTGCCATCAGGTTCTCGACTTGCTTTTGCAGGAACTCATTTTGTTCACGCAGCAACTTGTTTTCCGCTTGCAAGGCAGCGTCGCCACCGATGGATTGGGAAACGTTCGGGCTATGAGAACCATTCACGTTAGATGCGATAACCGCACTTTCCATTTCAGCTGGGAGTGCTGGGGCGCACTTATCAATTATTTCTTTTATCTTTTGGATGAAATCAATCTTTATGTTTTTGCGTCCAAGGCGAGCCTGCACGTTTTGAGGTGTTGTCCCCATTTCCCTTGCTACGTCGCTCATTGTCAAGCCCGAACGCTTAATATATTGCTTTAATTCTTCTCCACTCATAATTGTAAATCAATTAAAAACTATTTAAAAACATATTAAAAACAACTGCAAAACAATTGTTTTTCAATTTTCTTTTTGTATTTTTGCAACCGAATTACAAAACGGGTTATAAAACTCTTTGGCAAAGATAAACAAAATAATCTAAAATACAAAGAAAATGGGAGAAAATTTCAACTATGATTTTCGAACCCCGTTGCAAAAGCAGCAGGACGAAAGAAGAAAGAACATCATTGCGATGTTTGCCGATTTCCGAGCCAAGGCACCTGCCGAGACCACGGACAACCGCATCATGATGGCAGTATCAACGCAGGTTGGTTGCACGCAGCAGAACGTGAGGGCTTGCCTCGTCAAGGCAGGTATCATCGTGCCGAAGAGACGCAAGGCGACAAGAAAATAGAACATGTTGAACCGTTTAAACATTTGAAATTATGAGAAGATTTCTATCTGACGAGAATTTGGTTATCGTGGCATTTGCCATCATGTTGGTTTCACTTGTGATAATGAAAGGGTAAGGCTATGGTAAATCTAGAACCAAAGGTAGCAGACGAAGGACGCTACACCGTGACAGAGACCTGCAAGGCACTGGGCATCCACCGAAACACATTGAGACGATGGACGCTGGCAGGAAAGATTCAGTGCAAGTTCAGGCGCATCGACCACTGCAAGGTTTTCGAGGGAAAGGAGATTAAGAAAGTTTGGAGGGTTGCACTATGAGCAAGTTATCAATCAATATGCGCCGCTTGATCGTGAAGTGGACGGATATTCGCTGGCTGATTACGAGCCACAAGGCGAATGTTAAGACACGGAACCGTTGCAAACTCAACAACAAGTGCTATGACGAGGCAATGCGCAGAGTGCAGTACAGAGAGTTTGGCGGCAACCTATGCGTTGCACTGGACAATATCCCGCTCATTCCGCTTGATGGAACGGACAACGAGGTGTTGAAGTCTTGCAGGGAGACTTTTCAGTCGTACATTTTCGACCAGAGAGGAGGCAACCGATGAGACCA